GTTTAAACGCTTCAGTCTTATTAAATGGCGTTGTCAATCTCTTCAAAAACTGATAGACCAGTATGAGATCTGTAATTTTACCTGCCATTAGATATTCCTTAAAACTTTAACTATATTTGGATCTAAAGATATTTCTGAATCTAAAACACGCTTACCATCAACAAGCCCAAGCTCGGTCGGGTAATAACCCAAGAATATTAAGAAAGGTTTGAGATACTCATAGTACCCATCGAGCTTCAAGAATAGCATCCTAGTTGCTGGTCTTGATTCGAACATATTATACAACACAATTAAGTGGTTTAATATCAACCTTTCTTTTAATTCGCCTGTTTCTCTGTACTTCTTAAACAATCGCTTGATGTACCTAATGCGTTTTAGGTCATCCTGAAATTCTAATAAATCCGCACAATGCGGGTTAGTATAACATTTCATAGCAAAAAGTTGGAAGTTGTCTTCCGTCAAATTTTCAAACATAAATTAGAAATCGCTTAGTGCTGCTCGTTTAATTAGTGTTGGGCTTATCGCAATATAGATGAAATTATTATCATAAAATATTGATCCAGTTGGAAAAGACCCATCTTGTGTACTAGATTCTGGTGTATTCGCTTTTAACGCAAATGTTCCTGAAACTGACCCTGCAGTCAAAGTAGCTGTCATACCAGTAAACGCATTCGTTACAGTAATCTTCTTACTAGTTGGTGTTCCAGCAGGGTCGTCAACAACCATAAAAAGGTCGTCACCTGACAGAGAAGTCAGAGCATCTAGTTGTGTTACCTTTTTATCAGCCATATCTTATTCCTTATGATGGATCAGGAAGTACTGTATCTTCAGCATCGCCAGTAATAGAACCAGCAGCAACTAATGTTTCAAACTGTACACGACCAGAACGACCACCACTACCAACAGTACGCTTAACCCAACCAGCGTGAGTAACGCCATCAGTTTCACCAGCCTCGCCAGTATCAGCACCGTAAATTTCAGCAACAGATTCGCCCATAGCAGTGTTAACATATATTGGCTTTTCTGATACAATAAATGTACCTGTAGCAGATACAGCAACGATTGGGTCGGCAAGGTCAGCAGACACAACTGTAGCAGCAGTATCGCTAGCAATAGCAGTTACTCGGAAGTGTGCGCCAGCAACCAAAATAAAATCGCCAACAGCAAGTTGTGACGTGAACGTAGTGTCAACGCCAGTTACTGCACCAGCAGTATCGATTGCGATAGTAGTGGCAGAGACCGTCTTACTATCTTTCATTCCCCATAAACTCATTTTTTTATCCCCTTGAGATATTGTTATTTTTACTTCTTATTTAGTATTTTTCATAGCCAATTTCGTGGCAGTCGCATACATCACTTCTTTCGCACGATCGCCATATTTTTTCTTAAAGTCATCTTCCTTTTCCTTGAGCTTCATCACGATTTCTTCACGCTTCTTCTCTTGCTCAGGAGTCATTTCTTCTTGTAATTTAGGTTCAGTGTCAACCTGCTCAGCGCCTTTCTTTTTATCTTTCTTATCTTCTTTTTCTTCAGGCTCTTCAGTTTCTTCCTTCTCAATAGCCTTAGAAATAGCCTTACGCTTCTTATGAAGGAACTTGTCAGAATCGTCAACATCACCGTCATTATCGATGTCTTTATCTTTACGATCCTTAAACTTCTTCTTCACAGCTTTTGGTTGAACCTTGTCAAGACCTTCGCCATCGTCAGACTTATCATTAGTGTTGTCTTCAATCAGCTTGTCTAGAACATCTTGTTCAAATATTTTGGCAGCTTTCTTCAGATCGATGGTATCAATGTCACCGAATTGATTCTTGGTGCGTACCATTACTTTACGACCACTTTTCTGTAACTCAATAGAGTACTTCTTGCCGTCTTTACCTTGTACGCCAGTAACCAACGCTTCGCATACATCTTCAGCGCCTTGTTCGATGATTTCGTTTTGGTCAACAACTTCTGGCTCTACAGTATCATCTTCACCAGTAACAACTCTATTTACAGCAGCAAGTAGTGAGTCGGTAATCCCATGATTTTTGCTATGACCGAAATAATTAGCAGACTCATAGATAGAATCCATACTGGTACCAATCAAACCTTTATTATCGTCGAAGTGCTTAACAGCCTTATTAAGAACATTTTTGTCAAACTTCTTGATTTGCATATTAGTTTCGCCATAGCCTTTTGAGTCAAAGAACGCAAACATTTTACCGTCAGAATACTTGAACACTTTTACTACGCTTTGACCAGCTTTCTTTTCATAGACTTTCTTGCCTACATTTTCGTCAAGTTTCTCAACTGATTCTAGCTTACCCTTTTCTTTGCTCAGCTTATATTCGCCAACCTTGACAGCTTTTTGCGCTCTAGCTAGATATCTCTTAGCAGACTTTTCGTCTTTGAAGTTTGATTCTTTACCAGCTTCTGGCTTACCGTCTTTGCCGAAGTACTGAACTTTGAAGTAATCTTCAAGTAATTCATCTTCTTCAACAATAGCTTCGATAGCTTCATTTAATGCGTCTTCATCAAAATCAACTTCTTCATTAGCGTTCTTCATCAAGTCAGCTAATTTAGAAAGTGTATCGCGATCTTTCTTAGAGATATTCTTCAGCTTCTTATCGTTAGCCATTTTCTCTAATGAAGCAGCATACGCTTTAGTTGACTCTTCAAGGTCAACCGATTCTTCTACTTTATTGTACATCTCACGGATGACAGAATTTAATGATTTCATTTTAGTTTCCTTAATTGTCAACTTTGGCACTGGCTCGCCATTGGTAGCACGACCAGTAACCTGCTTTGGTTTTATCTTTTTTATCATCGCAATTATGTCTTGCTCTGAAATTCTTTCTTCTTTCTGGATCGTCACGCTTAATCTCCATATTAGGATCACCAAAAGTAACCTTTACCACGTTACCTTTGTCGTTCTTAACATAAACACCAAACTTCTTCTTTGATCCAGTTGGTAATCTGAACGGATTATTTAGGTCAACCTTTCTTCCTTGATACTCTGCAGCCTCAACTACTAGGTCATCATACATATCAGCACACTCGCAAGGAGTATCTTTCTGATACTTTTTGCGTAGCTTATCAGAACCGAAGTCTCCTGCGCGATCATCTTCAACTATCATCTGCTCAGCCATAGTACGCAAAACTCTAGGATTTACGCTGTATTGCTTAGCAACAACGCCAGCATAGTATTCATTACCGTGACGAACAGGAACACCTTTCTTCTTGGCTTCAGCTTTCTTTCTCTTAATAATATCCTTCAAGATTTTAGCTGCAGCTGCATAACGCTTCTTCTGTACAGTTTTAGACTTGAGTTTGTCGATGTCATCGCTCATCTTCGATTCCATCAGGTTGTCATGATTACTGATAGCAAACTCATTAGCGTCTTTGCGGTTATCAAAAGTCTTTACAACTTCACCGTCTTTGTTCACTACTTGGAACTTGCCGTCTTTACTGACAACATGATCACGAGGATCCATCTCGTCATCCATTTTTTCTTTTGCTCTTTCCTTTTTAGATATAGCAATGGCAGCTTGCTGAGCAGCATTCTTAGCTTCTTCTATTGATTCTTTCTTAGCGCCTCGAACCTTGGCAGCCAAGTCAGCGTCTGCCTTACCCCAAGTCCCCTTACCTTTTGTAGCAAAACTATTAACACGAGCAAAAGCCCACTGCTGTTGAGTAGCTCCTGGGCGATGACCAGTACGCCATGCTGCCATACCTCGGTCATATACTTTCTTCAGAATGCCGTATGGGATACCAGTTTTATCAGCTTTCTTTTGAAGTGCTGCCTTAGCATTTTCTGTAATCTCAAACTCTTCAGTTTGTTGATTCTTTTCTCTAGTATCGGCAGTTCTAGCACGATCCATCATGCGATCATGCTTTTTCTTATCGGAAGCCTTTTCTCTTTCGATTCTAGCCTTTACTTGGTCAACTTCTTTCTCGCCAAACATTTGACGATACTTTTTAGTATGCTTGGAAGTACGTGTCTTAGCGCCAGTATCGCCCACATGCTTATCAGGATATGCGCTTGGATCGCCCGAATCTTTCTCTGCGCCTTTTTGGAACTGCGCATCACGCTTAGTTTTAGTTGACTTCGCCAGACCGCTATGGTACTTCGCAGGTTGACTGCCTTCTCTATCTTTAATATCTGGGTCTTGGCGTTCAAGAATTACTGACTCAAACAACGCATCATAATTCTCGTTCTTTGGACCACCTCTTAACGATTTCAATCTCGCTATCTCCTTCTTGCGTGTAGCAGGAATTAGTTTCTTAGCTAATTTTTGAATAATTGCTGATTTCTTAGCCACTAGTCTGTCGACATTCATTTTATCGCCAGGACTTAGATTAGCATAATTCTGACCTTTCTGACCAGCAACTTTCTTTCTAATCAGTTTAATTGCTGCCTTTTGCGCTCGCTTCTGAATAGTCTTAGCATCAGCCATCTTTTTGGCTTTCATTTTCTTAATACGCTGTAACTTGGGAGCAAGGCGCTTCATTCTACGACCGATAGCCTTACGCTGAGATATAGATAGCGGTTTCTTCTGCTCATCTAAATCTTCTTTGATTACCGCACGGATAGTGTCGTAAGCATCTTTCGCGTCACGATCGTTTAGCTTTTTAGGCAAGCCAGTCTTAAATGTATCAAAATCACCTTGAATCGCCAATGCTCTTAACTTTGATGCTGACATACCCTCAACGCCAACAGCGTCTGGGTCTCTAGCACCAGCTGATACCACATCGATCGAGTCAAAGTTGTAATCCTTTCCGTTATACTTATTAAGTAGACCACTAAACTCACCGACACGGTCAGAACCAACCACCAATACAATATCAGTGTAACCGCCCTTTTCTAATTCTTTTAAGATCTGGATAATAGTCTTAGAGTTTGATTGTTGGATAACTCTACCAAACGCTTTGCGAGCAAAACGAATCTTCTCGGCATAGTTGAGTGGGTCTTTCTTATTATTTTGACTGTGAGAGAGAAAGACTTTAGCATCAGCCTTTTCTTTCTTAGCAGTAGAAATTATTTTATCGACTAGTTTCTGGTGACCAATCGTAGGTGGGTTCATTCGCCCAAATGTAAATACTATCTTTTTCATTATTGTCCTTTTAGGGTTTTGCGTACACTTACCTAAATGGGGGCAACTCAATGCCCCCCAGTGTTAAATTACTTAGACGCTTTCTTTACGCCTGAAGATGCTTTAACTGTTTTGGTGTATTTTACACCTCTGTAAGTTAGTTCGTAACTCATCGTATTTCTCCTATTCGGATCTCTACGATTCTTTTAACGCATGAACCAATGCGGGTCTCTATAGTGGACCAAACTTAATAAGTAGACTATAACCGACTTTATAGGGTGGTCTATATTAAGTGATACGCCCCATATCACTCTACTTACATGCTATTTATAAAAGTTTTAACTCCAACCTTTTATAAATTCGTTTGAAAAGTTGGCATGGCTGAACTGCATTCTATTCACTAGCTTGAGCGCACTACCATCATTATCAATAGCAACATAACCCTCTGGGGCAGTTACTTGGAATCCATCTTTGGTTCTGAGTAACGTATCGATATTACTCGCCTGATCCATTTTACTAATAATCATTTCTTTAGCATCAATCAGCTCATTCATCAGCAGGAAGATATTCTCAAGGTTTTTGACATTAGCGTTAGAAAAGAACTTTAGTATTTCGTCACGCTTATCAGTTTGAACTTTCTTACCTTTCGCAGTCTTACGCTTGTCAGCTTCCTTAGCATAAAACCCAGTAATATGATTAACAAGGTCACGAACATGAGACTTGACATTAGTAACCTTTTGCCCTGCTCTCACCTTAGTGTTAAAGTGAACTGTAATCTGACGAATCAACTCTGGATTGCCAGCGATAGCATTCATCGTCTTAGAATCTAGCTTACGGAATATCTTACCAGCATTACTAATAAACTTGGTCACCGCTTTGTTTTCTTTGTCAGTAAATGTAGCTTTACCAGAAACATCAGTAAACTCAGGATCAACAAACCAAACATCTTTGTTCGGTCTTAGCTTCTCAGATATCTTTTGACCGAAAGACGCTTTCATAGTTTCAAACGATGAACCGCTATAAACAGTATGCCAAACAATACCGATCTTAGCTGACCGAATCGCTTTACCCATTTCAGAATTAGTAGGAACAGAGTATACAATTGTATTAGGGTGGAATGTAGTAACTTTCTCGCCATCAATCGTTTCGCTCTTCAGGTCGCTTTTACTGAACAGGAAGTCGCCTTGCAACACGCCAGTAATTCCAAGGGCAGGTAAATGCTTCAGAGCCAGCTTGAGTTTGACTGCTAGATCACCGCTAGTATCGGCATCTACTTCTTCAGCTGTTTTATAGATTTTTGGATTCTTGTTGAAAACACCTTTCTTAGCCACAAAGAATTGACCATCCCTCGGATCTTGACCAGCAAAGATAGCAGGAGCACCATCCCATTTAACAGTAGTAGAAACACCACGGCTAGAATGACCAGACAACATGTCACGCATAGATCGAAGCAGATTAATAGCTTGTCTCGCACCAGTTACACCTCCATAAAGTACTGCATCTTCCAGATGCGTCATATGTGTATTTTTCTGTTCAATAATGAACGAACTTAATTTTTTCATTTCCAGTGCCTATCTGCCCATTGTTGGGCATCTTTCTTTGCTTGACCTACATTCTTGTATGCTGTAACTGGATGTCTTGGTTGATTACCGCTCTTATCAAACAATGTCGGCATCACTTTCTGACTACCGTCTTTATTCTTACGAGTACTGTCCATGCCAGACAAACTTATTTCCCACTTACCATCTGAAGAAACATGTTTGAATACTTTCTTTTCACCTTGACGACCATCGGGTTTCTTTACCCATTTGATCTTTGATTCGGCTACATACTCGCGGAATGGTTTCATTCTTCTTCTGATCCTTCTTCTTCTGTTTCCCAATCTCTTGGTGGCTCGCAACCCAGATTAAACCTCTCACAGTCCCACATGGCTGCAGCTTCTTTAGCTTGATGCAGATATGTGAAAATCTCAGTTCCTCTGTGGGGTCTTCGGTCACTTACATCCTTGAGGCACAATGCCAATTGACCAGTATAGGGTTCTATGATTTCTCGAATCTCCCAGTTACCGCCAACTTCAACCAGCTTGCGCTTTGGATTATCTATTTTCGTTGAATTATTATGCCATTCAGGATCTATTTCTACTTTCCAAGTAAATGGGTCCCAATCCATATGCTCTGATTTGTACATGATTACCTCTTCGCTTTTGCCTTTTCGCCTTTTATCCACTTTTGCGCAACCGCACTCTTAGGATCCTTCCCTACCCACTTCTGTATATCCTTATACGCTTCGAGAGTTGCGCCCTCAATATTTGAACCTGTAGAATTATCAACAATAATCATTTGTTGCCGGAACAGATTCTGAAATTTACCGATATTCTTTTGAACATCTTTCCACATCTTCTCAACCATATCGTCAGGTAGAGAACGATCACGCTTTTGATTACGCTCTTTGGCAGTTTCTAAGTCAGTGTTAACAAATATCATAGCCACATCATAACCTAATTTGCGGATCTCGTCAACCTGATTTTTAATCTTTTTAAAATCTTTACCAGTTCCATCAATCACTAGACCCAAACGACCTTTCAATGCTAGTTGCATTTTCTTACCAGTAATAGCTTTTGCGCCAGCACGAACTGCTTGACCTTGAGCCGAAGCGATATCGTCAGGATCAGTAGTCAAGCCAGCTTTCTTGAGACCTTGCTCAAATGCTGGGTCGGAGTTGATTAGCTTGAGTCCTAACGCTTGCAACGCAGTCTTACCCACAACAAAAGACTTACCTGAACCTGGACCGCCTGCTAAGAACACAGCCTTAAAAATTCCTGGATCATTTACGCCTTCGTCAAGTTGCGCTTGCTCTTTAAATTCTTTAAATGAGTACATCTATATTCCTAAGATAGCTTACAATGAATTGATGAAAAATCGTTAGTTTTGGTGCTTGAATAATAACAGCTCTTCAGTATATCAGGGTTACTTTCTAGTAAAATCTCAAGATAGTATGTTAGAAACGCACCAGCCTTTAGTTGTATTTCCGACTCAGGAAATGGTGACACCTTATCTACCACTGCCGAATCTTTTAGCAGTCGAGGTAACGTGGTGTTCAAATATTTCATTGGGTCGTTCATAATTCTCTTTTTATCGGAGGGAATATCATACCCATTCTCAGCAGCCAAAGCTGGGAATAGTTGTGACGATACCGCACCAAGCTGAACTTGAGAACCTCTTTGTCTGCCCTCTAAGTAAATTCTTATATCTGATTCCTTCGATACGGTTGACGCTTTGTAACCAACACGCAAATTAAATCCTTTGATATTGCCATCGGTTTCTAGAATAAAGTTTTTCTGGAAAGGATCAAATAATACTCGACTCACCTTTACGTCAACGTCAGGTAAATCTATTGATGATACTGTACTAAACTTAGCTGTCTTACCTTTCGATATCTTCTTCAGAGATACACCGATAATCTCTTTACTTTCATATTTATCTGCCAACCAAGCATTGTATTCAAGCAGAGATGTAATGTCTTTGGTTTGTCCTATAATCTGACTTTTATTCAGTGACATAATCCATATGTCAGCAGGGTTCCAGTTATCCTTTAAATCCTTCAAGCCGAACTTCTTTGCTAGAGCAAATAATACGTTAGAGTCGTTCTTATCTGAATCTAAGTATATTTTGTGTCTAGATAATACGCCCATGTTTTTAGTAAATGCTGAGTATTGTTGCTCAAAGTTATGCATCCACTCTGGGGCAAAGTCGTAGCCAACCTTTTCTGATATTTGCTTCAGAGTCGGCTTCTTGTTTTTAAATGCTGCTTCGAAATAAGCGATAGTGCCTTTTTCTTGTTCAGCCGTTGAAGGGATGGTAACAGCTTCACCCTTGCGAGGGAGTTTCCCAGTTCCGCGAATGCCACCCGAAGGAGTCAGCGCAACATTCACTAACTTTGAGGAAACAAATTTATCGCCCTTTGGAGTGAAACCATAGCCAAGTAAATCTTTGTTTGCAGCCATCTTAGCGATAGATGGTTTATCTGTGATCTTAATGACAAGCTGACTTTTAGCTTTTCTAAAATCATATTTCGGTTCGATATAAATGACTTCTGCGTCAGCAACTTTTTGTAGTCTGCGGAAGAACCTCTTTAACTCTGGGTTCATGCTAGATGGTAGGTGCTCAAATCCTAGCCATTGTTTTGTCGCTTCTGTCAAATATTCATTGAAATTATGCATACTGAGCCTTAATCGTAAAGTAAAATTATACCCTATTTATAAGAAAAAGTAAATAGAAAAAGAGCAGTTTATGCGACATACTCAGGTCAGGGTGGATGGTATCGAGTGTGAGAGAGAGTGAGAGAGAGTCACTCGATACCATCGTGTTACATTTTAAATCCACCGAAATCTTTTCGTCCAGCTTTTTTAGTCATCCACTGCATTTGATCATCTTCCTTCATACGCTTTCCGTATGTTGTGTTATCAAACACTGGTCCATTATCAACTACATCTTCTTGCGCTTGCTGTTCAACGTCATACAATCGCATCTTAGCTCGGTCAATACCAACCATAAACCTTTTGTATAATCCTGGATCGCCATATCGATTCTTCAACTGCTTGATCATAATCTGATTAATTTCATCAAGTTCTTCAGTCACAATCAGTGCTGCCATGAAGTCAGCTGTAGCTGGCAAGCCAAACGACTCGGAAGTATCAGTCAGGTCAATATCACTGCTACCATAACCGCTACGAGTTGTTTGCGTAGCAGATACGATAGGCACATTCTGCTCACCCGCAAGACCACGAATCTCTTCAGCGATAGCCTTGACCAAAGTGTAGGAATTATGATTACCGCCATTACGAAGCCGAGACGACATACAAATATTCAGATAGTCGATATAGATGATATCAGGTGTAAATGACTTCTTGAGTTTCAACTCATTAATTAGGTGACGGAAGTGACCAACCCCAGCCGAAGCAGTCGGATATTCTTTGACGATTAACTTACCAGTTGTCTTACCTTTTACTCTAGCAATCTTTTTATCATACATCGCCTTAGACAAACTCTTCAGGTCGTCGAGTGTTACGTTGAGTAGATTAGCATCGATACGCTCTGCAATCTTTTCCTCAGCCATCTCCATTGTAATGTATAATACGTTCTTACCGTCCATCAGGTTAGCCGAAGCCATATGACACATAGCCAACGATTTACCTGCGCCAGTACCAGCCATCAGAATGTTTAGGGTCTTACGAGGCAAACCACCCTGAGTGATCTTATTCATATACTCAAGATCAAAAGGAATGCGCTCTTCTTTGCGGTGATAAAAGTCATAGCGATCTTCGGCATCTTCAACGAAGTCGTGTCCAATGTTAGGATCAAACGAGACAGCAAGCGCATCGGAAAGAAGTGAAGGTATAGCACCCTTATCTCTCGATTCTTTACCGCTTGGTTCTAGGATGCTGATGCTTTCCATGATGGCGTTGTATACAGCTTTCTCCTGACAAAACTTTTCGGTTGTCTGTATCAACCAGTCTGGGTCTTCAGGCTGTTCAACATCAAGCTGGGATATATACTCACCGCATTGCTCAAACTCAGTGTCAGATAAATTCTTGACCTTATCTAACTCAATCGTCAACGCTTCTTTCGTTGGTAGTGAGTTGTAGTTTTGTATAAACGCATCAATTTGTTCATAGACCGTTTTCTCAATACGGTCTGAAAAATACTCTGGCTTCAGATATGGGAGTGTTCTTCTCGCATATCCCTCATCATTAAGCAGATGCCTCAGTATCAGTGTTTCCGTCGCCATTTTCCATCTCTCTCATTTGTTGTTCAATAATATCTACAAGAATACCACCAAGAACATCAGAAGTAACTTGATCATCAGTATCAACTTTTTGACCATTCTCAACATTCAGAACGTCAAAGTTTAGAATACCCTGACCATCTACCTCTTCAAACCTAACAGTATCATATTGGAAGACGACACCCTCTAGATCGCCTTCCAGCACTTTAATCGCCCAATGCTTATCATGATACGCATCGGGATGTTCAACCAATTCATATTTAACTGGCATTTTCAACTTCCTCAGTCGGCTCATCAATACCGACCTGACCATACTTGAACTCTTTGTTCGCAGCAACTTCAAGTTGATCCATAATATCGGCAGTAAAATATTCTTCAGGATTAGCGTTGATTGCTTTACCAAATACCTTACGCCCATCAGGCAACTCATATCGAGTCGACACTTTCTTAATGATGTTATATTTTTCAGCAAGGTCAAGCAACCCATAGTAACGATCAAGACCGCTGTCGTATGACAACTTCACCTCAACCTTTTTCTGCTCTTTAGTAAATCGAGACTTATGCATTGTTACCTTGATAATGTTACCAATAACGTCAGTGCCATCTTTATCTTTCTTCTTACCAAGCATAGCGATTGACGAAGCAGCATACTTCAAGCCACTACCGCCACTGATTTCTTTGGTAGGAATATAAGCACCGACCACATCATACACGTGATTAGTAACTAGCAAAGGAACATTAGCTTTAGCCAGCTTCAGAGAAAGTACACGGAAAGTACCACGAAGCAGTTGCGCTTTGGTCATATCTCGCTTGTCAGTACCAGCCTCAGTATCAGCCAGTTCTTTGTTAGAAGATAACATACCAAGTGAATCTAACACCATCATCATAGGTGGCGCATCCTTACCCTGATCAATATAAGTTGTCAAGATACGAGTTGCGTTAGTTCGGAACTCTTCAATCGATGCTGGCTCAGAGATAACTACACGCTTGGTGTCGATGCCTCGATCTTCCATCATCTGCTTAGTAACTGCAGCCTCTGTATCAAAGTAGATAACGCCACCGTCTTTATTATCCTCAAGGAACTGCTTGAGTACCCCAAGTACAAAAAATGTTTTACCAGTAGCAGACTCACCAGCAAAGGCAGTGATTTTATTGTTCGGCACACCGCCATACAAACTTCCAGAAATGGCTGCGTTTAGGATATAAGATCCTGTATCAACCGTTCCTGAAAACTCAGAACTATTACCGCCATCGGCAAGGAGCGAAGTATTATCGATGCCCTTTACCATATCAGTCAAAAAACTCATTACATTTTACTCCATATTGAACTTAGTCAATTATACTATAAAACAATCTTAATGTCAACTTTTGTATATCTTATCAATTAGGTCGCTGAACTGTTCCAACTTATCCATACGATTTGGCCAATAGATATAATCTTTTTCAGGATTCTTAGCCAAGTTATTAAGAAGTGGCTTAAACGTATTGTACAAGTCAGCGCACTTAGCTTCCCAAGAATCAACAGCTGCAGCTGCAGTTTCAGCAGCAGTGCTGGCTTTCTGTACAACGTCAAGTTCGTCTTCAGTGACAGCCGTAAATCCAAAGTCAAAATCGAAGTCGCTCATCTTTCTTCTCCTATCCAAAAAAGTCTTCAAGGCTGGATTTCTTTTCATCACTCCAACCAACCGACTCTAGGATTATCTTTAGTGGGTCGAGAAACGCTTTGTTAAACTGCGTTTCGTAGTCTATATAACTGCTCAAGTCAAACTCTCTAGGCAACGTATTCATTACGCTGATCACATTATGTTGAGCAGGATTAGGACTATTTAGGTAACAGAACTTTAGCTTCTCACCGTCTTTTACCAATTCATACTTTTTCTCAAGACCGTGCTTTTTGATCAGATGATTGTAAACTAGACCACCCCGAACATGAATCGGTGTACTTTTCGGTATAGTCAAGTCTTTCTTACCATCATCATATTTGCTGAAGTCTGATACAGATCGAGGAAAGGCAACGTCTTCAAAGGGCAACTGCTCAAACTTCTTCCTGAAGTCAGATATGTATTGTTGCGCAGATTGCTCATCCTTGTTCATAATAATATTAATTGCTTCCTCAAGGGCATCGCGACACGATTGCGGTGTCGATGATTTTACAGTTTCGATACCCATCATCTTGAGTTTTGGCTTGGCGTATCGGACTCCTTCGTTATCATACACATTCATCATGTATCTTTTCTTAGCAGTCCAGATAGCTTTATCCGCAATAACCTCTCGTTTCATAAACATCTTTTGGTCATACGAGTTTGTTATTCGTGCCAGTTCCTCATAACTTTTATCAATAAAAGGTTCCAACTTCTCAGTTGCAACTTTGTCCAGGAAATTGACGATTTTGACAGGGTCACTTCCCTCTTCAAAGCACTTGCGTACAAGTGCATCGAAATTGACATAGATAGAATCCGTATCCGATGCAATAACATAATCAGCTTCGGATGTTTGAAGTAACTTATTAAGGTATTCATTAACTCTCCTCTCAATCCAACGAATAGACAACTGACCAGATAGTGTGATTGATTCCGCTTTCCTCACATCGAAGAATCGGAAGTATTTGTTACCAACCGCACCATAGGCTGAGTTTAGCTGAACTTTCTTAGCAAGCTGTAGATTCTTGTACTTACTAATATCTTTGATGACCTGTTTCTTGCGTTCGAGAAGGTCAGCTTTGCTCATATTTTCAATCATTAAACGATCAATCCACTCACAGCTTGACGATACGCTTTTTCAATATCTTCGTTACTTTCGGTAACAAAAACCATACCGCCTCTGGCAAACTCAACTTTATCTGGGTTGTGTCTACCAGTTGAACAAAGACCATGAGCAAACCCCATACCTTGTTCGCCATGAATAACCCAACGAGGATCTTTCAAAACAACACCGTTAGGACTCTCGTCTTCATACTTACCAACATACTCCCCAGTCAATGTAACCAGAGATACTACGTCACCTTTCTTCATAATTGTGCCAGCCTTTTGTTTATCAATTCAAGTTCCGCTTCAGCTTCAAGCATTTTCTTCTTGTAGCTTTTACGTTCAGTGTACATCCTTTCCATCATCTCAGGTAGAAATCCTTGCTTGTCTTTTCGGAAGTACCGACCACTCGCAGCCATAGCATGATGCGGGTGAGTTTCAACTTTCCTGTCAATGATATCATCAACATCGACATCTACCATAAAGTCATCTTCAACCATAGTTTCGGGAGAGATGTTATATTGCATAATCAAGTGAGGATACAGAGAATTAAGGTCAAAACTCATAACCCAATCATGCATTCCCACTTGCGGTTCCTTCACGTATGCCCCAGCAAAAGCAGAGTTCTTTATCGTTTCTTCTTTCGGTGGTATCACGATATTCTTACTCATGAGATAATTATGTATAAGCACATCCCACATCGTAACCTGAGTAAACGTATCGTTGTAATTAACCTTAGCATCATACGCAATCGCCAAAGCCATTTCAATCAGTTTCATCTTGTCTTCAATTTTATCGACAAGCTCAACGTCTTTTATATTATAGTCGATAAACTTCTGATAGTCAAGTTTATACAGCTGGTGTAGATTTTCCATCTCAGAGTAATCTAACTTTCGCTCACCCAGCTCGACGAACGCAATATGATCAAGGCGATACGACTCCTGCTGAGAATATGTAAACTTTTTGTACAGGTGTAGATAATCAAGTGTCGCGATACCAACCAACTCATACAAAGTCTCGATGCGGTTGAACTTGGTCAGTTCTCTTTTCTTAATCCACCTGAATGGCGATAGTCGCCTTACTTCTTTTTCGCCAAGTAACTTAGAGATACGATTAACTAGATAAGGAATATCAAACCCCTCGATGTTCCAGCCAGTGATAATATCAGGGTCTAGTTTCTCCCAGAAGGATAAGAATACAGCAAGTAAACGCATCTCGTCTTTAGCGTCAATATAATGCACATCGTCGCGACTGCGCTCATACTTACCATTGCCGATTACATAATATCTTTTCTTACCATTGTGGGTGTAGGAAATACAGATAGCAGTGACAGGCTGATTAGCCAGTTCGGGGTTGGGGAATCCATCCTCAGAAGCAACCTCAATATCAATATTTGCTACCTTGATTTGATCAACATCATAATCGTTGCCATACTTTTCATTTAGATAGACATACGCCCATTTAGTTGAGCCATAGATTTTAAAGTTGTCAACGCCCTCATATTTCCTAGCGAAATTACTGGCTTCTTTAATATCGCCCATCGGCATGGGTTCAACATATTCACCAGTCAGTGTTTGATAATCGGTAGTCTTACGAGATGGGACATATAAGGTTGGATTGTACTCAACCTTTTCTACGAATCGCTTTCCGTTCTTGTACCCACGAACGCAGACTGTATTGCCACGCACGTGGGTGTGAGTATAAAACTTCATTAAACTTCTTCTACTTCAAGTTCGCCATACATAAACACTTCAGAATCATCAACATCAAATCCTTCTTCTTCAAGGAACATAGTGCCTTCCCCATCATATCCATCTTGTAACCTTTGGCACTCTTCAGATAACTCATCATCAGTATTTCCATCAAACCCATAGAAATATACATCTACCGATACGCCATCCCAAGCTGACTGATATTCATATTCTTCAAACGAATATGGTTCAAATATCTCATCATCTTTTTGAGCAACAGCTTGCCCTAACCATGCAGATTCATCATCATTCTGCGGAGTGATATTAATTGTACCGCCACGCCACAACGTGGTGATTGTGATGCGCTGTCCTTTACCATTAACCCAATATTCGCTTTCCTCAAATGACTTCTTGTATCGAGGAGATACAGCATACTCTTTACCAATCTCAATAATCATATGATCTAACCTGTAATAGTTTCGTAAACTTCACGCCAATTCATTGCTCGAACCGCACTACCATTATAACCTACATTGTGACCATGAGCAAGTAATATCGAATTCAAACCCAACTCAATACCAAGATCAGCATTAGCAGGTTTATCTTCAATCCACCACAACTCACTGTCACGATATGGCTCAAGCGCATCATCTTTATCGGCACCACAGTCTAGGCAGTTTACAACCTCAAACACACCCTTACCGAAAATCTTTTCAAGATTCTCTTTACGCAACTGACAGGCTTTCACGTCATTAGACATAGAAGTGATACAATGGAAAACGAAGCCATGCTCTTCATGCAGTTTACGAACATACTTGACGGCATCACGAAACGGAGTCAGGTCTTTCATCCAAGCACTTTCATTAAACTGACGGACAAGTGGCTTAGTGATATTTTGGGACATACCAAACACTTCGTCAATCTTATAAAGTTTCTCAGCACCCTCGACTGGCTTATGACCACGGGCAAGCATCCACTGAAAAAACGAATGCCCCCAATCAAGGAGGACACCGTCACAATCTGTTAAAATTACTTTATCTTTAGAATATTTACTATACATCGGAATCCTTGTTCATTCGAACAGCAGCATCAAGGGCAAGAACTGAACCAATCAAAGCAAAACCAAAACCTTTCCAGAAAGGCATGGTTTCTTGTTCGATAGCACCAACTCCACCCATCATTAAAAATATACCGATAACGGCACACAACACTGGATTAATTGGAATCATGATACATCCTTCTCATAAATGTCAATTGTTTCAGGGTCAACACCCCTCTCGATTAACTTCTTTTTTAAATACCAAGGGTCGGGAACACCCCACTCGATGTGCCGATCATTCTTTTCGTCATACCAACTTACACACCAAACTACACAATCCATTAGGCAGCATTCTCCACCCAATCCAAAGTATCAGCCAACTCATTCAATATAGAGTTAGAGTGAAACATTTCTTCTTTTACAGCAAGGTGAGCAATCAACTCATGAAGCGCACCGATATGGTAGTGAGGACTATCGTTTCTTTTAGAATGCGCTTCTTGAATATCAGCAAGAAGCGATATGGCTTTCTCTCTTACATTAGGATTAGGCATAAATTTCTCTCTCAATTATCAATTTATATAGGTATTATACTACACTCAAACAAGAAAGTAAAGCACTTTATGCGCTTTTTTTCAAATTAATGTAGTTCTCGCGATCACCCTCAGGCAACATAACCCACGACTCATTAGAGCCATAATAGGTTTCATGAGAAACAACATAGTTGCCATAGAAGTTCTTGGCAATAACATACTCAGTTTCCCACTCTTCGACAACCGACTTGTCGGCAGCAACAACACGAGTACCGATAACGTACTCCTCAGAAGCAGGGTTGCTGTACTCGATGAGTTTGCTCACCTCAGCAACAACTTCCTCAACCTTGTGCCACTCCTCAACCGAAGCGTCCCAGTTGCCGTAGATCGTATAAGTCGACCCTCCCTTTGACTTCCAGTAAGGAGTCTTTGGGTCATCGGAGTAGTTCTCCATATACTGAGTATCAATAACGATTTTGTTAGTAAATGCAGTCATGGTATATTCCTCTCTCAATTAAGATTTCTTTCTAGGTTTAAAGCCGAGCATCTTCATCGCTTCAAGCGGAGTAAACTCTTCAGCCAGCTTCAAGTAAATTTCAACATGGGCATTTTTGACTAGGTAATTAACCCACGATTTCCAAGGTTTTGAACCATACTTGAATCGTGCGATAAAAGCAGGCTTTTGTTTACCAACCCAAGATGGGTGACAATCAGGATTAACTTCATCCATAGTTTGAGAACCCTCATATGGACCATTATACATCAAGTACATTCCGTCAAACGCAAACGCTTCTTTATCAAACCTAGTCATATCAAAACTCTCTCTTATCTATCAATTTATACCGCTATTATACTGGATCCGTGCGGAAAAGTAAAGTCTTTTTTTAACTTTTTTTATACTTTTTTAGTATATGCTTATAACTTTGGGGAATATATGGTTATAAGCTCTTCCTTGCCTTTAACCTTGATTTGACCGATCTCCTCGCACATATAGTCCGATGGCAGTAAGTCTCGAGTGAATGATGAGATGATAGTTTTGTATTCCTTGTACTCACCTCGAGCAGCAGTAGCTTCTAATCTTGCTGCGAGGTTGACGGAATCTCCGATGACGGAGTAATCGAATCTGGCATCAGAACCCATGTTACCGACAATAGCAGTGCCGGAATTAATACCAGTGCCGACATTAATATCAGGCAACCCTGCGTCAGAGTATATTCTTTTGATTTCATTTGTTTTTGCCTCTATTTCTATCGCTGACTTAACAGCCATTTCTGCGTGGTTATCGCAGGCTAGTGGCGCATTCCAGAATGCCATAATACAATCGCCCATGTATTTATCTATTGTGCCACCGTTGTTTAGAATTATTTTCGTCATCTCATTTAAATAATTATTGATCAAATTTACCAATCCTTCGGGATCATTATTATTTTTATAGTGTTCTGAGATCGGAGTGAATCCACAGATATCCATAAATAGGAACGTCATTTCTTTCCTTTCGCCACCGAGCCTGAGTAGCGAAGGATCTTTCTGAAGTGCTGCTACCATGTCGGGAGATAAATAAGTCCCGAACTGTTTTTTAATTTGCTCTTTCAGCTTGTATGTACTATAATACTTGTTGAATGAACTTTGCGCGAATACAAGGAGACCCGCAAGCGATGCCCAAACCACGTCTAAGAAAAAGTAATATTCCCTCCAAACGTAGAACCCAAATATCGGCGAAGCGCCTAGAACGCCAAGCGAAACTATCACCGCAGCAATTGTGGGAAGTTTGTAGACCGCTAGAAGAATTCCTAGAGACACTACCAGAATCATCGCAAGCTCGGCTATTACAGACCAGTCGGGTCGAAGTATTTGAACGCCTGAGATCAAGGTCTGAATTTGCTGACCTTGAACTTCGTGGGGATACATTGCACCCACTGGGGTTGGTACTGGATTAGAAACACCCTCAGCTGTCACCCCAAGTATCACAACCTTTCCTTCGGGTATCGGATCCAATATTGACTGCGATTTAAATTTATTCCAGAATGTTATTGGTAACTCGGAGGTGGGTTGGGTGATCAGCGGTGCTTGCCTCCCTAACCTTATCCACTCAACACCTAACTCATTGTACTTGACCGTGTAAGACGGTTCTCCCAGAAATACTCTCACCGCATCAAGACCCAGAGATGGGTATGGCTGTCCATTGATGCCGACCATAAGTGGCATTCTTCGTAGGACTCCAGTTGGTTGGTCGACCTCAGCGGATACCGCACCCACCCCCATGGAATATTGAGCCAGTTCGGGGATAGGTGCGAGTAAACCTGTGTAGTCTATTAATGTTTCTTTGGGCTTGCCAAACGTGGATACATTGGCATAGATTCCCAGATCATCCGTAGTAGTTTGGCGTGTGGGAGCGCTTGCTAGGATTACTGCCTTCTGGCTTAGTGAGATTGATAGTTCCCGATCCCCCGCAAATCGGTCTTTCTCTGACCATATCATTGTTGACACAAGTAGAGAATTGTTTGGTGCTTGGTTTATATACTTTGCGACTGTCTGTCTTGGCCAAGGGTATTGCCCCTCCTTTTCTATAGCTCTTTCATCAATGTTAACAAGCACGATATCGTCGACCTCAACGATGTCATGATTGCGCTGTAAAAAATCGTAGTACACATATTCTACTGATTTTACTATATCATACTGCGATACCTTTAAAAAAGCAAGTAAAAAAATCGCAGGAAGAACTGACCACCACTTAGTCATTCTTGTGTCACCGATACGGAACAACCGCCAACCGTAACGCAAGTTTGAGTTATGCTATATGATTGATCAGACCAACTATTTTGAAGAACTGATATCGATGTGGGCTCAGATCCATATAATTTAACAGTCGCATCATGACTCCCGCTATTCTTCTGAATAATACTCACATCGTTGCCATCATTAAATATGTCCAAGTTTATATACTGCCCATTACCTTGTTGTTTGGTGTAGATGTCATTATCATCACCTTCAACATGTAACCAGTATTCGTGCCCAGTGTTGTTTTGATTAGTTGTTTGTTGCATGGAGATATTATTATTGTCGCCAGTCACATTGATATGTGCGAATGTACCGCCATACTCTCCACCAGTTTCTTCCGTAAAATTGCCACTACTATCCACCAACCAACCTTGACCGAGTGCTAAATTATTCCCATCACCCCACACTCTCCTAATCTCAAGAACGTTCTTATTGCTAGAACTACCAGAGTCTTTTTTCTGCCTTATATCAACAGTATTATCAACCCCATCGATGCCTTCCCAGTTCCACTTCTTGACGACATTAGAATACCCGATCTGTTCTACATTGAGATTGAAGTTTGCTCCCGATTGATCAATAGTAATTTCATTATCTGCGTTGGCTTTCACTGATGCCGTTATGTAAAACGCCAAAAGACATGCGCTGAAAAAGTAAAGTATGATTTCTTCTATATCATCCATAGCCATATTTAGTCTTGCTTTATGAAGACCCCAATATCATCACCACCGTCAGCGGTAATTATGCCTCCATATCCGTCCACCTCGGTCTCAACTCTGATTGAGCCACCGTTCGCAAACTTCAAACTAATTACCCCATTCACATCTCTATAAAAAACTATCCCACCGTCTTCCCTGTATATAGTGTACTGACTGTCGTCATTTCTTCCCCATGTCGCACCTTTTAGGATTATATCGCCTGAGGCATTATCAGCCTGCCTATCCTCCAGATCTCCCATGGTTCTAATCAATTCGTCAATGACATCAAGCAAATCGACTAACAGGTCAGATTCCAAAAAGTCATAATCCAATCTTGTCGTCTCGCCCTCATCAATATAATCCTCTAGCGTGCCATCAAGTCCATCATATTGAAGGTAGTCAATATCAAGCGTACCCATATCGACATTTCGTTCATCCTGTAGAGTTTCTTCTATGGCTTCGCGAACTTCTTTCGGTGGGTTGACAATAAACATATTGTCGATGAGAGCAGGAGTTATATTTTGTATTACTACCTTTTGAACTGGTGGGGATGCTACGCTCGATACCATAGTGGCAGCATATGCTTCGGTTAGAGTTACCGAACCTGCTTCGTTGGAAACTACGATCTCTCCGCTTGGGTCGCCAAACTCATCAGGCAAAAGTATGACCAGAGACCTGCCGAGTTCGTCGATCGTAGTTGTAAAATCTGTACCCCGAACTGCTATCTGCGCAGTTGGAGTAGTTATGTCAATATTCTTTTTATCAACCATGCCCAAACGCCCAGATGCGAACCGAGCAGTTCCAAGTGCCATTTTCATGACCATCTTGGACTTACTCGGATCTGGGTCGTAGTAGACTTTGTCTATGTAAACCTTAGTGTGTTCGATGAGGCTTAACTCAGCCTCATCTTTAAATTTAATCAACATCCTGCCCTTTGCTGTTTGGGCAGTATCGTTCAATTCAATTGCCACACCTACGTCTGACTCAATGACATCCGTTTCTCGTAACAGCGAACCGATTCCTTTCGATTCAACTATATCTCCAATAGTATCTGCCGCAACAGAACCTATAGCAAATATAGAACTAGCTGTCGCCAGCAGTATCTTTCTGGTTGATCTGGATAGTAGCATTATCAGAAGTCACGTCTAGAGTTACAATACCTTTACAGCTAGTAATTCCTTCTGGGCAAGTACCACTGATTTGATTGATGTCAATATCAGCACTGTCACCCTCTAATTCAACTGTGAGCGATTGATAATATCCATCATTCTGTAGAGTGTTAATGTCATTAGAACTACCCAAAATATCGAAGTTCCAAGTAACATCATCAGTTTCTACGTCAACGTCAAACGCATTGCTTGAACCAACCAAAGTTAAATCTAAGTCAAGTCTTTCCGCACTTGCCACAGAACCTTGATCAAAGTCCATAGTGTTTGAGTCGCCAGTAATGCTCACGTCAATAGTTGTACTATCTGACGATCCTACATCACCAATTTTCCAGTCCCAAGAGTTACTATCCCCAGTCCAGATTAAATTGTATGTCGAGCTATCCGAAGTCAATTCACCAAACAATAAGTTTTCGTTACCGATTTGGTCAATATCAAAAGTCAACGATGAACCAGTGATTGGTGTAGCACTTGATGATGTTGAGAAGTCGTCAAGCCCAATCTTGTTACCGTAACCAACTTGGTCGATATAAATCGACAGCGTGTCACCAGATTGTTCAATGTTGATTTCGTTGTCGTCAGATGCTCCACTTATCACGAAACTTGAAAGCGCTAAACTTGCAAGTCCTAGTAAGTACCTATTCATCTTCTTTACTTTCTCCTAGAGAATGTTTATCGTTTGTCCCATCACTTTGGTGCGGGTGTCGATGCCCATCCTCAACATTCCAGAGACTTCTGTCATGTCCCTGATATATTAGTTCTAGCACGGCAGCTTCGATCGCTGTTCGTACTGCGTATGTTACAGATTCGTTGTTTCCCACGCCATCCTCATACTCAACTAATTGCGTTCCTTCTTCATAATATCTGAATAGATCACCGCCAGAACCATAGCTTAGTATCGATTTCTTTGCCTGGACGTTTAATAACACTTCGCCAGTCAAAACTGATACAGCTCTAATTGAGACTGTCACTACATCTTTTCTGTATTTCCTACTAAATCCTATCCCTAAGGTTCTTGCTCCACGACCTCCTGTCAAAATATTGGTATCATAACCAATAATTCCACCCTCTATTATCATACCAGCAAATAGAAGTGGACCAACGCCTTGTGATTTCTCATCAGCGTATTCTTTTCTGGTACTGCGAATAATCTGCCTTTCTCTGACTAGATTATCAATACCCTGCCTCTCAACAACACGGAACCACGTTCCGCCACCTGCTGTCTTGAGCGCATCAATTAACATCTCGGTGCCACCTTGTGTGACAGCCGTACTAAAATCTGCTATACCATCCCTTGCCTTACGTTGCCCAGTTTTATCAGCAAATCCATAAACCGCTACGATTGGCTTACTCTTTGCTGGTGGCACATTCAACAAATTAATGTATGCTGGTAAATCCACCACCTCTGGGTGATCAACGCAAATATAATCTCTTGCGTTTACTTTCTGCGAACAGTCCTGCGGTTTATCCGACCACTGTGGTATCTGTGCGCAACCTACCAAAAACAAAAACGGCAGTAACTTAAATGCCCGCATCGGTATCTCCAGTATCAGTTGTACCAAAGTTTCCTGTCCCGATCGGTATCTCTATTACAGTTTCCGTTCCTTCGTTATCTACAATACGCATCTGAATGTAATCTTCACCGCTTGCTGCGGTCAATACTTCATAAGTTACAATAGATCCTTCTAACGTGAATGACCCAAATGTTACAGCGTCTTCGTTACTAAACATATTGTCAACCAACTGCTTAGAAAGCTGGGCATAAATTCTACTTTCTAAGTTTCTAATGAACTTAGCCAGAGTTGTATTTTCTGCTTCCCTTTCTGCAGCTTTTTCTGCTGCTTCAAGAGCATCTTTAATTTGTTGCTTTCTACTTGATTCTTGATTCTCGATAGTCAAGTAATGAGCACCTGTACCAACGCCACTGAATGATGGATTCTTAAACGTATGTACAATGTCACCGAATGCTAACGAACTCAGAAACAGAAAACTAATGGATGCTTTCAGAACTATCTTCATCTTTGCTCTCCTGTTGTTTCTGTTGTTGTAGAATCATATCTAGCTTAGTTTTGATTCTAATTAAATCGTTATCTAACATTCTAACTCTGTCAATCAACTGTATCAAAGTCATATGCGATTCTTCAATAACTGGATCAACTTCTTCAGTAACCCACATCCAAACATAGTAAATAAAGTACCCGAGTCCTATACATGCTATGATTGGGAATCCATATGTGTTGACTAACTCAACAATATTTAATTCCATCAGTCTTTCCTAGCATCCTTTTGACCGTCAGCACGTGAAATCCTGTCTAAGTCTGGCTCAATGCCAAACGCATGCGTGATCAAAAGATCGATGCGTATCAATTCATTATTCATAGTTTTGATGCGATTATCTAACGCCTTTACAAACCCACGTTGCGTTTTGATATCACTCAACACACCCTCTAGAATAAATCGTAAAGTTAAAAATACAAAGAACCCACCTGCCATCGCAGCAGCAATCGGGAATCCTGCATCTAATAACTCTAAGAATGCTTCCATATTATGCGTTTAATCCAACACTATATTTTGTCTTGCCGTCCACACGACTTGCGGTCAGAATACTTTTTCTGTTTTCCTCAGGTCCAACATACGATACATGAACCCAACCGCTATCGGGAATGCCTGGAGTATAGAACTCAAGGATCAGTTGATCAAAGTCGCAGTTATCAACAATCCACTGAGCAACTTCAGCATTAGCAACTCCAGGAACTTCAATATCTGCAGCCTGACCTTTACAGTGCTGCGACTTAGAACTACCGCCTACTGCAGCGTTCAATTCAGCTCCCCTATAACCGCTATTTATAACAGTTGGTCCAAAATTGTCCCTAACTTTCTGTACTACATTTTCAAACAACAGTTTCGCACGAACTAAATGCTCATCAGTTGGTGTGTTATCTAAACCTTTGCGCTCAGCTGTTTGGCTTTTAGTGAACTCTGCCAATGTAAAATTTTTTGATAGTTTCATATTCCTCTGCCTTTACAAAAAAGTCATCCCTCATATTACGAAGGATATGTTTATACCCAAATGTATTTTCAACCCATCTCCTAAAATCATCAGAACCATCACGATCTGATGGATATCCAGGAATAAGTCCTTTGTTTTCCAATATTATTATTGGAGAATGTTTCCTTATTAATTCCTTTGCCCCGAGAAGCGCCTTATACTCAAACCCCTCGATATCAAGCCAGAGCATATCAACCTGATCATATTCGAAGTCGTCTAACCTAACAACGCTCAACGAGCCAGACTCAGAACCTTTTATCTGCGTTCCTCCAGAATTACCCTTTTGAGTCCAATCAACTCTAGCGGAATACTTATCTTCACCCAACCCATGGTTGAATGATTTTATATTTTCGTATGGCTCGATATTTTTCAACAAGCATTTATATATATCTGGTACAGGTTCAAACGTAACCACTTCCTCAAAATGTTGCGATAAACCAACAGGGAATATACCAACATTACCGCCAGCTTGTATTACACGCTTAGTCCCACGACCAGTCTTTTCGATGAGGTCCATAGCGTCCATCCATTTATATGCCCATTCTACTCGAATGTCATTAACGCCTTGACTCTCATGATCTGGGCACCAAAAGCCCATGTACATCTTCATTATACGAACTGCTTCATGTCGGGTTCCCAATAATTTGGACCCTTCAAAACCTTCCCGTCGCCACGATATATAGGCTTACCATCTTCACCCAACTTACTCATGTTAGAAGCGTGAACATGATCAAAACAAGCATCAAGGTCAATACCAAAAGAATGCCCTGCGCCATAAACAACATACAACAAGTCTGTTAAAGCATCAGCGATTTCTGGCATATCCTTGTAAGTAAACGCATCATACAGTTCTTGTAATTCTTCTTTGATCAATTCATATCGCAAGACAGCAACATCATCGCCAGCATACTCTGGGTCTGTCTTTACTTCCTGACCAAACGTATCCATAAATTCTTTCACTTTCATAAAATTGGACATACTCAATTCCTCAATAATTTAAATTTTCTTTCCTATATTATACTTAGCTTCAAGATTCCATTCGTTCTTTTCTTTGAATGGAAGAACTTTAATTTGATTTAGTGGCGCAACAGGATCTTTGCTTTTATTAGAATCTACTGGAGATACTAATCCCCACTCAGATAGCAGGTTGACAATTGTATTTCGCCTAGAAATATCATCCTCGCCAAAATTACTCGGCTTTCCATCTAGAGCAAACAACTCTTTGAAGTGTACAATGTAATACCGACCTTGCTTATGCAAGATATGACAGGATTGATAAATGGTTTTGTTTTTGTGCGAAGCCACACCGATTCGGGTAAGAGTTTCCCTAATTTTTAAGAAGTCGTCATCATTTTTCAGATTGACCTCTATCATGCTTTCTAGCATCTCGACCGCCCTTATCTATTCTTGTTCTTATTTCAGTTATCTGTTCGTCAGACAGAATAGTGAGAGCTTGCCTTGCTTTTACATCATTATAGCCATAATACTCTTTTACAACTGCCACGTCACTATCTTTCTGTTTCTTCACCCATTTCGCAAATCTCTTTTTGGGTCTAACTGTATTTATAAAAAACTCAAACTGCGGTTTCTTATCTAGATAGTGACGAGTATTCATCTCGTTGGCGAGACCAATAGTGTCATTGTGATATGAAAGTGACCGATTAGTCAAGAACGGATCATACCCTTTCTCAGCCAACCGATCGTTATCAGTTCCGACCATCAAGTTCTTCTTGGTCGTATTAATTGCATTTACATAATCAAATGGATTCATTACCAGAGTCCTAACATTTTAGCATTACCTGCTATGATAAAAAAGCAAGTCACGATATGTACTACCCACCAAAAGGTTCTAATTGCAGCGATAGCATTGGCTTGTCGGTCAGTTTCCCCGACCTTTTCGCCGAGGGACTTAGCCCAGATGCGCCACCACTTACTCAACCCTTTTCGCTTCATCCTTACCAACCTTTCGGAACCTTTTATTATACTTTCTTTTGATCTTTTTAGCAACGCCAGAGTTTGTCAGATAACAGTAAAACTTTCTAGCAGAAGTCAAAGCATCATATTCATCACCGCCTTTTAGCGGTATCTTAGGACTCTTTTTCATAGTTGCGCCAGATATTGCATACGCATGACATCCATAACCACATCGTGTTTCGGGTCGTGCGCTATAAACTTCTCTTCAAGTCCTGGGGGAATAAATGTATTTCTAATGTCAGAACCATAAACCATACCATCAATAAATGACCTTGTATCACGTATCGCCCACCACTGATCGAATGGATCTTTATCTCCCGCAGATTCTAAAATAGTTCTGAGGAATATTGGGTCAAAAGTATTTCCTCGAGTCCATACAGCTTTATATGATGGAATGTCAAACTCATTCGTCAACCAGTCATACAACTCAGCGATAGAGATATCTTCGTCAGATGGCTGTAGTTGTTTCTGAGCTGCAGCTCCCTGCTTTTTCCACCAATCTAGCGTACTCTTTTGTATGTTTCGCCCATACTTTTTAACTTGCTCTTGAACGTCAAACTTAACCGACTTAACATTACCAAGCAGTTCTTCATATGAGTACCCATCATCATGGAACCTTTCGGTATCAAACTCCAAGGCAGCAAGACTTACTGCTGCCCCTGTTAGCATGTTTTGACTCAGAGTTTCAAAATCATAAATGATACTTTTCATTACTTAGACAATTCCTTATAAAAATCAATATCTTTTTTAAAATATTCATTAGCATATTCTAGAGCAGGATAGGTGTACTCATATTTCACACCATCATTATATTTTGATCTATTGTGCCAAGGGATATCAAAATCAACTCCAGTTCTTTCCTTGAACTTTTCCCACCCACCATTCATATCGGCAAAGTCAATAACCATATCAATGTCATCAGGTATCCAGTCACTTTGGAATATATGGTTACGAGGAAGATACCAATATTTCCTGAGATTTATAAACCCATCAACATCTTCTTTGGTAACTATACCATCAACCATGATAGTCTGCATCGCCCTGAGTCCAACGCTGTTTGGTTTAGTTGGATGTTCTATCAAGTAACTATCAAGAGCAACCTTCATCATTCTATAATAATTATCATATTCCCACCAGAAAGATGCTTGGTCAACTAAACCTGATACCAACCAATCAAGAGGATCGCGGAAAACACAAAATTTAAAGTACGATTCCCAGCGCTCATCTCCAGCCAAACGCTTAACTTCTTCCCAACCATCATGACCATGAGGAACGCCATCACTAGGAAGTACAGATCCTGGGTCATTTAAATTAAACGCATGTTCTATCGATGTTGTTGCTGTTTTTGGTATTCTTATAAAAATACATTTATATTTGTCAGATACTATACTCATCTACACCCACTCGCAGTCAATCATAATTTCAGTCATCATTGCCATCATATTTATCTCAGGGTCAGCAGCGAAAGCAGCTTTGTATTGATAATCAGCAAGAGTAACCACCAGTTGAGGAACGCTGTTCGGCTTTACATAATCATTCGCAGAGTCGTAGATCTTACGGAAAATAGCAGTTGTATCGCCATCACAGTTTTGAGCAACCCACTTACGAACTTTGGTAAACTCTTTTGCTTTCATCGAAGCCATGAGTTCTTTCATCCCAAGCTCGGAGAAGTTGACCAGAATCCCAGCATCAATCTTTCCTGTGGCAGCATATCGCTGTAGTTCGTTTAACACCCTGCGGTTATCAGGGAAGTGCTTCTTAACAACTTCAGCAACTGTAGACTTATCGAACTCAACACCCTCGCTGGTCAATATGCCACAAACTGTTTTGAATAATTGCTGCGCAAGTTTGGGTTTATCGTCAACACTCATCTTGAACTCAACAACCGAGCATCTTGAACGCAGAGGCTCGATTATCTTGTTAGCGAAGTTACATGTCATAATAAACCCGCAGTTTGCACTATATTCTTCCATGAAGTTGCGGAGAGCAGGCTGTACAGTTTCTGCGTTCAGGTAATCAGCCTCATCTAGGATGACATATTTCCTACCGCCAGCAAGTGACATTGAGGATGCGAATCCTTTAATTTTAGTTCGTAGAGTATCAATCAACCGACCCTCGTCAGAACCATTGATTACAATATAATCACAACCAAGTTCCTCAAGCATGGCTTTGGCGATGGTTGTTTTACCAACGCCAGCCGTGCCAGTCAAGAGTAAGTTCGGGACATTGTTTTGATTAACAAATGTCTGGAATGTTTGCTTCAACGAATCAGGAAGAATCGTGGTAGCAACAGTTTTGGGTCTATACTTCTCAACCCATAGAAACTCTTCAAGCATTATAATCTCCAGTTATGCGGACAAGTTCGCTTCATGATGTTCGCCCATTACGAAATCAGGCAGAGGTCTCCATCCCGTCACAGTATCAACACGGAAAGAACGCCATGCCCTCACATCACAACCCCAAACGGCAATGTTTGAGGATTTAGCATCAACAGAACTTACATCAATATTATTACCAGTTTCCTCGGCAATGGTTTTAGAATTCAAAGTACATGGCATAATCCGTGTACCCCCACCATTAATCTTCTCGAATGTAACTTCTACTATACCTGATTGTAGACTTTTTATCAACTCACCAATATTCATTTTAAAATCCCATATATATCATATCTTTCAGTATAAATTAAATATCCATTGTCTTGCAGAATATTTTGCATAGCTTCTTTATCGCTGTGCCCATGTTCAATCTTAATTAGTTTCGGCTTGACAGACCAAGAGTAATCCTTAATAATGTTCATCTCATGACCTTCAACATCTATCTTCATAAAGTCAACAGATGTTATTTTTTGCTCAGAAATAAAAGTATCAAGAGTGCAAGATTCAACAGATATACGCTTACCAATAAAATGATGGTTGGCTTCAACTTCCATCATCCTATGACCTGCGTGAGATTCAGAAGTAACATGACCCATACCACGCTTCCAATGATTGCCAGGATCATTTTCGTCAGGGTCAGCTGTAATGAAAGGAACTCTCCCATCTACATCTGAAATAGCCATATTGAATACTTTTACATTTTCATATGAACTGGTCTTGAGTTCCATAGCCTCAGCATACTTCGGGTCGGCTTCAATCATATAGCCATGCCAACCCGAATCTGCCAAAGGAATACTTGAATCAAAATCACAAGTACCAATGTCAACGAAAACTTTACTCGCCATAGGAACTACCAGCCTCAGTGGCAACCCAGTATTCAACACGATCACCCGCAAAGTGCGAGATACCTTTTGCCGAGACTTCAACCTTGTAGTCATCAGGGATAAACTTGAAGTTCTCAGTTTTAAAGATAAACTTGAAGGTTGCTTCAGTGACACCAACCGCTACAGAAAACTCATTAGAAGATGGGTTCTTACTATCAGTTGCGACTAGCGAAACTGTACTACCATCACCACGAACAGCAATCTCAGGCAGACCAAGTTGATTGGCTGCATTCACAACACTTCGCAGGGTATCAGCCGACATATCAAAAGAAACATCAACGCTGGGCAAAGACAAATCTTTTTCAGGTGGGGCAGTTACCATCGAAGGATCAGTGTAAGTATAACTACACTTAGTTGAACCTTGCGAAATCTCAAGCGACTTCTCACCAAAAGCGATAGAGCCATTGTCGAACAAACTGTTCAAACCCAAGAACTGGTTTAACTCATAGATAGCGAAGTCAGAAGGAAATGACTCAGCAACTACAGAAGATGCTAGGATGTTCTTTTGCGGAGAAACAGTCCTGAGCAGGTTGCCCTCTTTAAACACAAGGGATGGATTAATTGTTGAAAAGTTTTTCAATACTTCAACAGTGCTTTCACTTAACTTCATTATAAAAGTCCTCAATATCATCAATTTCATTTAAACGATCATGCTCATAAAGAGCAAGAAAACCATAGTGGATAATCTTCATCAAATCCTTTCGGTGATCAGCAGGAGTTCCTTTCTTGCCGTATCTTCCATTATACTTATCCACATTACCTAAAAAGAAGCCAATACCATGACCACGGTCAACTATAACTTCCGAAGATTGCAAGCCACCTTGACCATAGTGACCATTGTAAGTCGAGTCGATATAATCAGCAAACTCAGCAATCAACTCATCCTCGCGAAACTTGTAATCAATCCCATCTTCGGGTGGCTTCCTCAGCCAATAATTTATGTATTCACTCATCTCTTTTTCTTACCTTTTTTCTTTTTGCCATTGTATTTCATTTTGGAAACTTGTCTAGGATCAGCTGTAGCAGAAGCACCTAGTTGAGCAATATCCTTTAAAGAGCCACCGAAAGTATAACTACCAGTATGAGTCAACTCAATCCAAGGACACATCCAAGTATCTACACCAACATCGCGCATCCATTGACAGAACATATAATCTTCGGACAAGTAACGCTTACTCTTTGGATCAATCAGCGCTTGGAAATACATCATGATCTCACGTGTCCCATCAAAATGTTCAGTTCTAACATGGTCAGGCAAATAACTATACTCGGGATACGCTTCATCAAACTTCGCAAAAGCTGACCTTTGTATCATCATAAACCCAGTACCACCCTCAAGAACTTTACATGGTTCATGTATGAATATATCACCTTGACCTTCTGCTGGGTTGAACACATAATCGCCCATATATTTCTCAAGCTTGTTAGGATTCTCATCACCGAATCCACGCTTGGCAGCTTGATGTATCTTTTCCCAAGCAATAGTTTTCTTAGGATATGGACCGCACATAATTTCTTTTTTATCGTCGCCAGCATCTGGATCCATTTGAGCAAGGAGAGCCAATACATCATGAGGATTAAAGCCAATATCCGAATCAACAAACATCAAGTGACTCATCTCACTGCGAAGGAATGCGTCAGCGCAATAATTTCTAGCACGAGTAATTAATGACTCGTTGAATAGGTAAAAGAACTGTAGTGGAATCTCATACTGTGCGCATAATGTCGCAAGGTCAGTACAAGATTTGGTAAACATACCACCACATACTCCACCATACATTGGCGTGGCAAAGAAAATGCCACGCTTCCGTAAATTTTCGATACTTACTTCCATCTCCATGCGTATTTCCTGTTAGTTAGTGTTTTATTAATTATACCACCAAAGCTACAAAAAGTCAACTTTTAAAACCCAGCAGCATCATCATAGTTTGGAGCTGGAACATCTTCATCCGAAGTACTGACTTCCTCATCGATCTTAGCATACAGATCACGGAAGGAAGTCTTAGTATCTTCATCAAAGCGGTTGATACATAAGTCGATAGCCTGCATACGGTCACCGAAAATCTTATGGGCTTTGGCGATATGAACCAGTCGACGAGTCGAGATCAACTCATCAATACCACCGTCAAAGAAAGTTCGGCGAATGATATCAGCCCAGTCGGTCAGCTTGTCGATAAACTCAACATCAGTTAGACCCAAGTCAGCGAACACAGCTTTTAGGATACGTTTCTCGACAGCAGGAGTAGGATATTCCTGCTCAGCAGTCACAGGGAAGCGCTCAAGGAATGCCTCATTCAACACGTTAGTACCGATAAAGCGACCATCCTCAGATCCTTTACCTTTGGTGTTAGCAGTAGCAACAACCGTGAAGCCAGCAGCAGGTTTGATAAACTCACCAGTCTTTTTGATGAAGTAACCTTTACCCTCAAGAATCGACTGTAGACACATTATCTTAGCAGGGTTGCCCAAGTCAATCTCGTCAAGAAGCAGAACCGCACCACGCTCCATGGCTTTGATAACTGGACCTTTGAAGAATCGAGTATCGCCATCGATCAAACGGAAACCACCGATCAGGTCATCTTCGTCAGTCTCGATAGTAAAGTTGATTCGGATAACTTCACGCTTCAACTGAGCACACGCTTGCTCAACCGAGAACGTCTTACCATTACCAGAAAGACCAGTAATGAAAGTTGGGTAGAAAAGTCGCGACCCGATAACTTTCTTCAACGTAGCGAAGTTTCCGAAAGGAACAAACAGAGGATCTTTGGCTGGAACCAAGTTCTCAGTAAATCCATCAGTTACAACGTTGAGGTCTTTGACCAACGCATTAGGTTGAAGAGCAGCAACTGGGGCAGGTTCTTCAGCCACAGGAGCAGGAGCAACAGGAGCAGATCCTGGCAGGTTGTAAAGACCATATCCTACTTTAAGGTCTTTCTTAAAAAACGCATTAGGAGCATCAGCCATGCCGAGCTCACGAGCAACTTCTTTAATCTGAGCAGGGCGAAGGGCAGTGTTACCGTATCGCTCAACCAGAGCATTCTTCAAAGTAATAACATCAGACATATTAATCTCTCTCTTCTCAATTTATACCGCTATTATACTAGAACTATCCACGAATGTAAAGCATTTTTTCATTATATTTCGTTATGACCATATAACCAAAACATTACCAAGAGTTATGCGACCGTATCAATCAGGTCGCTCAACATTTTACGAGAACCTTTCCTAGCACCATTTGCTTTCTTAAAGGCAGTTCGGATCTTGGCTTTTGAAGTCTCACCATCTTCAACCACGATAGCACCGTTAGAGGTCTCAAGGTTTTTACCGCCAGCAATCGCATAGGCTCTATCGTAGCCCAAACACGCAGGCAGGATTACGAACTTATCTTTCTTCAATACTTTATGAAGATCCATCGTCTCATAGTAACCAATCGATGAAGGCATCTCGCTCTGGAAAGATCTAAGAGCAGTAGGAACAATCCTGTAACCGATAGTAGTTGAGCCAGTTCGCTCACGGTACATCTTCAACAGAACCGAAGTTTGGTGACCACGATAACCAACACATCTGTAACGCTTTTTGGTCACAGGGTCATTTAGATGTAGAACTCTCCAATCACCTTTACTATCAAACATACCAGAGATACGCTGGTATCCACCTTGCTTCACTCTAGAGTTAGCAGAATGGCTATCGCCATCAGTCAAGAAGATAGTGTTTACAATATCAACACGATACTTCTTCTGGAATGATTCATGAACCTTAATCGCAGCAATGATAGCATCATCCAAAGGAGTACCGCCAAGCTGTAAGTTGCGAGGAGCATTCCAACCACGACCATACCAACCATAAGAAATAGAATCAGCGATTGATAGCATCCACTCAGAAGCTCTCACAAAATCAATTTTCTTCATGTCACTGTTAAAGAACTCGAGCAGTCTAAACGATTCGGTGTATAAGGTAGTATCACCAGCAACCTTATCAACAGCACGGTCAGGAATAAGGTCGCCACGATCAGTAAACGCAAACACACGGAAAGGAATACTAACTTGACGACAGAAGTGAACAAGATTAAGCAACTGCTCAACTGTATTCTTCAGGTCTCCACACATAGAACCTGACCAGTCAACGTACATAATCATCCCGTGACTTTGACCATCCTGAGTAGTTGTAACCTTGCGGAAGATATCGTCACTAAACTTGTAAGAATTCATTTTCAGGGGATCAATGACACCAGTCTTAGATACCGACTGACGAGAGTAAGCCGAAGCAGACTTCTTCATCTCAAACTCTTTGACCATGTAGTTGATTGACTTCTTGTTATTTACCAAGAACTTCTTGTACATTCTTTTACCTTTCTCGCGACCTCGACGATTCTCAGCAGCTTGGTACTTTTCTTCCTCAAGCGCATTATCACCTGTAACAGTCAAGTAAAGATACTTATCATATATTTCTTTGTAGCCAACGATCAACTCATCAACAGGGTTGTTGTTCAGGGTTATGTTAGTATAAGCAATGTCACTACGGTCGCCGAAGTGATTCTCGATTTGCTTTCTTAGAGACGAGTCAGTTTTAGAAGTCAACTGACCATCACCTGCTTCACCAGCACCAACATTAGCTTGGGCATCATCTTCCGATTCTTCATCACCACTATCGCCCTCGTCGGCATCGCCATCTGGAGTTCCAGCACCCTCGCCCTCTTCATCGGCATCTTCATCACCATCTTCACCGTCAGACGACTCAATCTTTTCACCAAACAACTCTTCTAATTCTTCATCAGACGCTTCTGGCATATCAACGTCACTCATGTCATCATCGCCATCACCGTCTTGGGTCTCAGGATCATCAGCTAGCAGGTTAGCGATTTCTTCATCACGCTTGGCTTGCTCACCGTGAACAAACTCATACAGGCGATCAGTCAACTCGACAACGTCTTCCCAAGTTTCTAGCTTCTCGATCTGCTTAACCCAAGTCATTTCTGACTTCTCGATACGAACGCCAGCCAAAGAACCACACTTGAAGTATGTATTCAATCGGTCAATAAGACCATACTGATTAATACGCTCGATATCGGCACCGAAGAACCCATCAGCAAGTAGACGCTTATATGACGAGATAAACGAACGACGAAGTCCAGGATAACGAGTCTGGATCATTCGCTCGATGCGAGCATCTTCAACTACATTTAGAAAGGAGCGATAGGCTTCGCCCTTATCAGATACGCTCTCATGCCATCCTTCCTCAGGAGTATAAAGAGCATGACCAACTTCATGACCTACAAAGTGATCATAAGTGTCATTCGCCATATCATCCCATTGAGGCAGGGTTAGTACACGGTCACGAACGTTGAAAGAAGCTGTAGGAACACGCTCGTGGGAAACGGTAATGTTCTCCGTAGCTAGGAGACGAGCGAGAATTTCTTTAGAAGCAACATTAGTCATATAAGTACCTATCAATTTATACCGCTATTATGGAGCAGTTCGTGTCAATTGTCAAGCACTTTTTTAACTTTTTTTATTATATTTCGTTATGAAAAACCAAAAGGTCATAACCAAACGGTATGAGGTGGGGGCAGCGAACGCCACCCCCGATTTTGTTACACAGACAAGCCTGAAGAATAAATCACAATAGGAGCAACAAGGTGAATTGCGCTCAATACGATAAATGCTTCAAATGCGAGTCCGATCTTTTGACGTTTTTCATGGTTTTTCATGATTTGTCTCCAGTAAATTGAATTAACAACCTACTGGTTCACTTCGGAATATTTTACTATTCCTGATGCCCAGTAGATCTGATCTCGATCTTCCTGGGTCTCCGCTCCTCAGGAACTTCAACTCTGGCATTCACCACGAGCATCCCATCCTTTAAGTCGGCACCATCGATTACCACAAACTCTGAGATACGGAAGCTCTTCTCGAATTTGCGTGACGATATACCTTTATGGATATACTCCCTGTCCAGTGAGTCAAGAGGGTTGCCCTTAACTACCAAGATACCATCCTTAATTGTCAATTCTAATTCATCCATAGAAAAACCAGCAACAGCAAGCTCGATGTTGAAGTTGTCATCATCGATCTTCACAATGTTGTGTGGTGGATAATTATCTTGTGAACGCCCAGCACCGTGGATTCTTTCTAGATCATCAAATAAATGCTCAAATCCAAGAAACAATGAGCGTGGGACATGCATACCTTTTATTGCGTTTTTAGTCATTTTGACCTCCTATTAAATTTAGCAAGGTAATTGTAGGATTCCGCTATCGGACATCCGCACTTATTTATAACAAAACATTATTAAAGTTTTATTACAAATTTCTAACCAAAGAACGATTCTAATGAATTTCCTGATTTATCATACTTACCACCCGAGCGATCTTTCAATCTTAGTTCGGCATGACCAGTAGTTTCTCTGACATATTTTGTACAGAGGTCAGGATAACGCTCGACCAACGCATCAGCTGAAATATCGATGCGCTCAACAGTACGCTCAACCTGCATACCGCCATCCTCAGTATAATACTTGGATATGACAGTAATGTTATCAAGTCGACATACTGAACCGTCTTTGACATAATGCTGTAGAGTACGCTCAAAATCTTCCTTGTCGTCAAGCTGTACATATAAATCTTTATCGTGAGAGTTGATATTGCCCCAGCAAGAGCCGATACAATAATACAAACCAACTTTAGTTTTGTAACTCATGAAGAATGGGTTTGAGGCAGCATATACACCGCAAAGTGAGTTGTTATTCTCAATCATGGCATGATACATTGGCTCAAATATTTCTTTGACAGGATCAGTAACTTCACCAAACTTTTTCTCATTATTTGGGTCTTTAGTTTTAAATGAGGTCAAGTCATCATCTAGGTTTACAATAAACTCACCCTCGGCATAGTAATCTCGAATGAAGTTTCGGATAGCACCCATACCAACAACGCCAACTACGATATTGCCTTTGTATGGCGAATCTTTAAGCGCTTCTTGATACTTGACCTTTTCTTCATCATCCGCAACAAATACAGTAACATATTCGGCAGGTACATTAAATGACTCGAGCAGAGCAGCAGTTTTATCTCGTAAAGTCTCTGATCTTTTATATGACGGAATAGCAATATTAATCTTCATTATACAATCTCTTCAAGTGTTTTGGTTGGTGTCATAAATTCTGATACAAATGGTACTTCGGATACAGGCAAGTCGCCTTTTCGCCTTTCTCCTATTTCTACATCAAATAAATGCTCACCATATTTAGACTTGTAAGCATCAATATATTCTTTTACAGTGTACGATTTACCTGAACCAAGTGGCTCATAATCAGTCATCGCAGCAGGTTGCTCAACAGCACGAATAAGCGCATCGGTGATATCATCAACGTGAATATAATCACGAACACAAGTACCATCTTTAGTGTCATAATCATCACCGAACAATGTAAACTTCTTAGACTTCTTAGCTTCTTCAATACAAAGAGGCAAGCCTTCCGGATTGGTCGGAGAACCACCACCGACATTATAGAATCGGAATATAGTATATTCCTTACAACTATCCTTAACTATTTGCTCAGCCATTACCTTAGAATGACCATAAGGAGAGTCTGGGGAAAACGCTGCACCCGTGGATGCAAACACCATCTTAGCATTAGGAAACGCACGGATGACATTCAAGGTGCCAGTCACATTTGTATCATAATAATCCAGTGGGCGTTTTACGCTTTCCCCTACTCTGACCAGTGCTGCCAAGTGAACAACGCACTTGACATTTTCCATTGGTTTATCCATCGGTTGACGAATATCCCAAGTGTCTATATCATAACCAAGAGCAGTTAGCTTTTTGGTCAGGGCATTACCAATATACCCTGCCGATCCAGTTACTACTATCAAAAAAAGTTCTCCAATGATGTTTTCTCTTCAAGAGCCTCTGGGTGATATTCTTGTAACATATCACGCCCACCTTTCTCCTCAAGGTAAACATACCACTCGTCAGAATCCCACATACTAGGACTGACGCCATTCCACAAAGGCTTCCATAGTTGGTGTTCTTTATTGGTTCTACGATCGTCAACAAACTGTCTACGAATCGCTTCATATTCCCAACTGCCTAATTTTAGCATATTTTCTCTAAAATAGCAAACAAGTGAGATACGCTCCATATCTGCTAGTGTTTTGCCCTCTGGCGGTAGTAGTTCGGTGTTACCATGAATACCAGCATGGTTATTAATAAGTAACAAATCACCTGGACGAATATTAATCGCAACTCTAAACTCAGGCAGAACCAGATAACCACCAGTCCACTGTTGATCACCATTAGCAACTACAGTCAAGTTTGAGAACCCTTCATGTAAATCACCAGCATCGCGATGAGCAGCAGTACGGAAGTTCTTGTTCACGGTAATCGTAGTGAATGGTGTATCATTACCAGCGACTAGGAAACGTGAGTCAATCTTATCAGCGCATGCTTTCTGTACAGCGTAGCGCTGAGGGAGTAGATCTTCAAACTGCTTAGCAAGATTGCGCATGAAAGGATAGCATTTTTCATAACGCTCGCGATGGTGTTCAGTATATGAAGTTGCTCGACCGAATGGGATTCTAGGGTAGCGGTCAAAGAAACCTGCGATGCCGGAGTTAACTGCGTTAGCATAAGTTGTATCTGAGATATATGTCTTACGAACTACAGTAGCATCTTTGGCAGCATCAGCTGAAGACATTGCTTTCCACTCTTTTACCTTTGCGTCAAAGAAAGTCGAGTAGTTGTAGCCAGCATCAGATACCTTGTTTCGTAGCCAAACCATGCCACGTGTATCTTCGCTCTCTTTGTTTTTATGCTTCTCGAGGATAGCATCTACGCCACCATCATCAAATAAAGACTGGCGTTCGTTCATATAAAAATCAAGAACTTCAAGGTGACATTCAGTTACCCAGTCTCGACCACCTTTAGTTTCGTCAGAAGTACCGCCTTGCTTACCACGAGTAGCGCCTGCCGCAAGCCCACGGTTCTGGGTTGGCTGTGCTGCTTCAAGCAAACCATCATACGCACCCTTTTGCTCTTCAGCGCTGAATACATTTCTTCTATACTTGAAGATAATATTCTCTTCACCATTTTCTTCACCAAACTTGGGCGGTGCGTAAAAGTCCATATCATCTTCAACAAGTATATCATAATCATTGTCAGTCATATACTCGCCAAGTTGGTGTTCACAGTTTAACCATTCTTTTGCTGTAATCACATCAATGTTAGTCGGAGCAGTCATTATAAAGTACCTTTCTCAATTATATCTTCAGCCAGTTGGCTTATCTCATCACTACTTAATCTTTCTGTAACTTCAAAATCATATTTCTTAGGAGCAACAAAAACTTTGTTTGTATTTTCAAATCTGCCTTTCTTTATAGTATTAACCCAAACAACTAAATCGGCATCAAATTCTTTTCTCGTTTCCTCAGTCGGGCATACAAAATCACATATAACAGTTCTATTATGAGACTTTTCAAAATCAGCAAAAGTTCTCATACGCTGTGATTGACGAACTCTACCTTCTTCGCTGAAGTCCCAATCCTTAGCCATATGCCTGACGTTGTCAGCATTATACCAAGCGCATTCTAACTTTTTAGCAACCCTTTCGGATATATACGTTTTACCCGAACCAGGAAGTCCCATCACCAAGATTTTCATCAACATACTCCCAAAACTTTTGAGCATTCCTTAAACCATTACGAATACCCCACATGTCATCATGACCCTCGACCATACCTGAAAGGCATGCGATCATAAAAACCTGTAAGATTCTTTTATTATAACTCATAAATTTGCGTTTGTCAACTTTTTTAAGTTGCTATCCTACTAAATGATTTTACTTTCTCGAACCGTATCTGACTGCGGAACTTATCCATTAGGACATCGCCCTTAGTGTGAGTGATAATGAATGTATTAGTTCCAGACATATCATTCAACAGCTTCGTCAGTTCGTCAGTACCAGTAACGTCCAAAGAATTATCAAATACTTCATCTAGTATCAAAAGATTAGTATTGGTTGAGTTCTTTAACTTAGCAACCGCTCGCCAAGTAAGTAGCAACGCAATATCAATACGAGTCTTTTCACCCTCAGAGAAACTGGCATACGAAAACTCATCACGGTGTCGGCTTTTAATAACTTCATTAAATTCTTCATCAAGCTCAAAGTTTACGAAGAAATCGAGGGCAGCAAGATATTTGTTCACCAGTTTATTAATAATAGGAACATACTGCTTAATAATCTTAGCCTTGATACCGCCATCCTTTAACATAGTTGAGGCAACGTCATATACTTCTTTTTGCTCAACCAGCTCTTTCTTCTTAGTTGTATAGATGCCGAGATCTTTCCTCAGTTCTTTCAACTTACCTGACGTGTCACCGCCACCAGTTTCCCCACTCTCAATATCCTTTATCTTTTTCTCAACATCTTTGATGTTGGTTTGGTACATTCTCATTTCAGTTTGACAATCACGCAGTTTGTTTTGCGTATTAGATATCTCAGTCTGTACCGAAGTAATTCTCTCAAGTTCTGTTTGTAATTCATCACGCTCAGAGTTTAGATCATTGATAGCTTTAGTTGTGGTATCAATTATACCTTGAGTCTTTTCTATCTTGTCAGTTTTTAACTCAAGCGATAGAGCCTGCTCACAGGTTGGGCAGTTATCATTCTGCTCATAAAACTCGATACGCTTTTCTGCTTTCTTGTTCTTTTCTCTTAGCTTACTCAGAATACTTTTCATTTTATCCATTTTCGCTGAGGACTTATCTTTAGTAGAAATAGACTCTAGTAACTTATCAACCTCAGCAGTTAACGAGCTGTAAAGCGATTCAGCGGATCCGTATGACTCGGTATAAGTAGTAATATCAGATTTTAAGTCTTTTATCTGCTTTTCTATATCTGATTTAACTTTTAGGAGATACTGCTCCTGTACTTCTATCTTTTCATTAGTCAAGTCAATATTATAGCTAATATCAGTCAGCGAACGCTTGTTATCAGAAACTCGATCACGAAGTAAAGTGTTCATAGTTGAGAATATTTGAATATCGAGTAAATCCTCAATCACCTCTCGACGATCTCGAGTACTCAACTGCATAAATGGAGTAAACGATGCGTTGCCCAGTATAACGATTTGAGTAAATGACTTGAAGTTGAGTTTGAGTATCTGGTTCTCAAGCTGTAGCTGATATTCTCGAACCGATCCAGGCTGATCAATCATCTTTCCGTTTTTATGTATCTCGAACAGGTGTGGCTTCATGCCTCTACGAACAACATAATCAGTAGAACCGATAGTAAACTTGACCTCAACCTCTAATCCCTTATTATTGATTGAGTTGATCAACTGCTGTTTCTTGATGTTACGAAACGGCTTGCCAAACAAACCCAAGCATAAAGCATCAAGGATCGTTGACTTACCTGCGCCATTTTCTCCAGTAATTACTGTACTGGGTGATCTATCAAGTTGTATAACTGTTTTGACGTTTCCCGTGGATAGAAAATTCTTCCAAGAAACTTCCGTGAACTTAACGATGGGAATATCCTCATTCTATAGTCAATGCTTCATTATATAACGAACGTACCAAATTGTCAAGTTTCTTTTTAGGAACTTGATCTGACAAAGTGTTGATATACTTAGATAGAATTGTCAGGGTATCTTCGGCTTCATTTACAATATCATCATCTTCTTCAAGATTTAGATTCATATGGTCATCAACAATCTGTATGTGATTCGGATTAGCTTTATACAGTTTGTCAATAAACATATCAAACCAATATGGATTATTACAGTTCTGCCTTACTACCTTTATGTATGTGTCAGCGAAACCATCGAAGTCAACATCAAGAACTTCGTCCATAGTTTTATCAGTTTCATTGTAAAATATTTTATGGAACATCGAGTACGGATTACGGACAAACTCAAGTTCCCGTGTTTCAGTATCGTAAATGTGGAAACCTTTCGGGTCGCCATAGTCAGCCCACGTTAGTTCGTATGGGCATCCAAGATATTCAATATTTTTAGTTGTAGATTTATGATGGAAATGACCTGAACAAACAAGGTCAAACTTGGAGAAGTCGCTAATCTTCATACCGTGCTCATTCACATTACCACGATCCATTAAACAACCAGCAACTTCTAAATGACCAAAGAGAACCTGAGCAGGCGTATCTTCCATCGCCTTAATAGCTTGAGCATAGTTCTCATTATTAATCCAAGGCATGATTAAAATATCATGACCATCGATGCTAATATCGGTTGGCTCAGAATAATAATTGAACTCATTCTCATCAAATAACTCACGCATAGAGTTGACTTCGTTGGTGTTCTTATAAGGAACATCGTGGTTACCAACGATAACATGTAAATCCATACCCTTTTGTTTACAGGGTTCAATAAACATAGTCTTCATTCTGCGGAGAGTTACATAGTTGATATACTTTCTTCGGTCAACAATATCTCCGAGGTGAATGATTGTATTCACTCCACGCTTTTCTATCTCAGGAAAAAAGTGCTTGGTGTAGAATTTATCAAAGTAGTCTAAGAACTTAGCGCTATCATTACGAACACCAAAGTGAGTATCAGTTATCAAAGCAATCTTCATTAATCAACCTCGCATACACGATTTCTTAAATCGCTAGAACTAAATCTGTGATCACGTTTATTAAAGTGTAATTCTATATCACGCTTACGGCAGATATCCTTACCAGTAAATTCTTTATCGCGATATTCTTCACCCAAAATACGAACATCAATATGATATAATGACAGTATATCCATCAGGTCGCACTCAGTTTGATATGGTATAATCTCATCGACATATCCAACCGCTTTGAGTTGAGTATATCTTTCGACTATAGTTTGGATTGGCGCATTCTTTTCCCTGCGGTCAACGCTAGGATCAAGTTGTAATGCGCAAATTAAGTAATCACATTGCTCTTTAGCATCTCTCAACATCTGAACATGACCTGCGTGAAGCAAGTCGAAGGTTGAGCAAGTAAACCCAACTCTCATATTATTTGTCCTCAATGGTTCTGCGCTTTTTAACTTTACGTCTTTTATTTTCTTCAAAATCTTGAACAAACCCTTTCATATATTCTTCAGTCCACTCACTATACTTTACATCATCATTAAAGTTCTTACCATTATCATGGTCTTGGGTATCAGCAGTATCGCCAAGAACATTAGTATGTTCTGAGTATTTCATCTTAACGTACAGATGCTTCTTTTCTTTCTGTATTCTACGCAGGAACGCATAGTAAATGATTTGAGTAAAATAAGCAAAAGGATTCTTAGACTTTTCTGGATTGAAGTTGTCAATATACTGTAAACTATTCTCAATCCCATCACATATCATCTCTTCGCGAAATGTATAGTTGATGAAGTTTGGCTTATATGATAAATGCGTGGCAATCTTCATGATACACTCAGCAATATAATCTGGAACCATAGGTCTTTTGCTACCATTTTCTGCAGCTTCATTGACGCTTTTCTTAAATTCACACATCGCTTCAAAGAACTTCTTATTATCCACATAATAAGGTCTTTTCTTCCTTTCTTCTTTACTCAGTCTAGCCATATATCCACCTTAGTGTAACACAGTATTCGCAGAATAATGATACTGCTCTTCAAGTTTTTTCCTCAGTTCCTCAAACCGTTCTTCATCGCTCCTAATTGTAGGTGAGAGTAATGAAGATGATTCCGATGACGTCATATTGTCATGTATGGTATCTATACAATTATTATAATATAAAACCATCTCCTCGTCAACTTCTTTATCGGCTATAATGTGATCACTATCAATATTATAATGATTATCAAAGTCATCGAAAGGCATCCATATATGCGACATCATTACAGGAGCATGCCTCACCTTTACTATAATTGATATGGGATTGTTTATAGTTAAATGCGATGTAGTATTATCAACAATTTCAGCTAGCAATGTCTCACCGCTGACTAGTTTAATCATACTAATCGTCATCGTTGACCTTATCAGCTATATTCTTTAACAACTCCATCAACTCTTCAATAGTTTGGATATCTGAATGATTATCCGTGTCTAACTTAACTTGTAAGTTTATTTCCATCTTCAATTCCTATATTGTACAACTTGTACTCAAAATTTTCTTCATTATACATTTTAACTCTAACGGCAAAATGTTTTAGTGTATGATTTTTCCAGGACTTCCAACAAAGGTCATCTGCTATATCATACAGAGTAGCAATCTCTTTGTTATCACCTTTTCTAAGACCACGACCTATAGATTGGAGATTGCGGATCCTAGATTTACTAGGGCTGGCAAAGATAACATTATGTAGGTTTCTAATGTTAATCCCAGTTGAAAAAGTACCATAAGAGGCGATGATAATTGCGTCATTTTCTTTCTCCGTTATTGCTCTAACTTCTTCCCTTGTATCGGCATCGACGCCACCATATACAAAGAATACCTTTCTTCCTTCTTCAGCCTCTTTTAATATCTGCTCATAAAGAGGCTCACCGTGCTTTTTAACATATTGGAATAATACTAGTGTATTCCCTTTTCGTGTCAAAGTCAAGTTCTTTATAAAAGCGTTCCGCTTTTCGTGCGAGACTAAGAAGTCCATCTCAGCTTGATACGTTGACTTTGAATTCAACTTCTTAGTCTCATCAGAATACTTTAGCACCAAACACTTAATTCTAAACTCTGATAGCGTCTTATTATCTATCAGTTCTTTAGTGGTAATAACCCTCATCACTGGACCAAACAAACCCTCTAACACTAGCTTGTTTGTAACAGACTCATCAAGAGTACCTGTAAACCCGAATCTATATTTACAGTCAGTCATTTTTTCCATAATCTTAGTCAGGGAGTTGGCTTTGAAGAGATGAGCTTCGTCACCAATAATAATATCGAACTGATCAAAATACTTTTTAGGCTGTTTGTAAATCGACTGCCAAGTACTGATAATTATTTTCGCTTCATCGTTATTTTTTTCTTGACCTGCAACGACTAAGTGGGTATAATAAAACTGTAGGTTTTCTGAATAGTCTATAAAGTCTGAGTTTAGTTGACTCACCAATGAAGTGGTTGGTACGATTACAAGCGCTTTCTGACATTCCTTCCGTAAATAATACTTCAAAAGGCAGTAGATAATAAACGACTTACCCGAAGCGGTAGGTGACAGGATCAACGCTCGGTGATTGCGAACAGCGTGAGCAACCGCTCGAAGCTGATAGTCACGTGGTTCAAACTTACCGTCACTTAAAAACTTATTTAGTCCGTTTAAAGGTATGTCTATTGTATGCTCAAGGTCGCCATGAACAACTACCTTATAGTCTCTATCCTCAGCAAACTTCTTAATCTTTTGTATTAAACCAACGTAGATCTGCATTGTATTTACGTTGAATAAACGTATCTTACCATCCCACATTTTATTTCGGACAGATGGCATGAACGATGCTCCTGGAACTTCAAACTCAAAATAGCCTGATAGTTCCATTGCTATCCCACGGTCGCATTCTACCTTGAGATATACTTCGTTCTTTTTATGAATATGGATTTCTTCCATTATTATCCTGTAGTAAACTTAGCCCAATCAACTGCCGACTTAATTTGGAAACCACGATTATTGATATTTTTAATGACCGCCTCGAGATACGATATCTTTTCTTCCTGCATCCCAAGTTTTAAGTTTGTTTCAATCAACAAGTCATCAGCCTCTATGTAGGCATCGACTTCACTCTTCATTAATTTTTTGTAGAATTGATCACGACCAAGTTCCTTTAACTCTTCATCATCGAGTTCGCCAAGATAATACTCCATTAAAGTTTTGCGAACCTTTTTCGATTCTGCTCTGAGTTTGAACAGAGTAATCCGCTCACCCATAAAAATTTTAATGTATTTGTTATGTATTACAGGGATCTTTGTACTTTCGCGACCAAGTTCTGTTTCGTCAATCTTACAGTCTTTGTCCCACTCTTTAACAATACTTTCAATATTCAAAATACTTCTCCAAAAAATAATATACTATGACAAAGTTTTTAATTCATACTTCCTATATGCGAATGATACAGTTGCTTTAAGATATTCAACGTCAGTATTTTCAATATCAAACTCCAACGATGAAAGTGATGCTGGATATAAATCCACAAAAGATATCTCAATGTTTGGTGTCATATTACCAGTCATAACCATAAGAGAACCATCAGTATATATTTCGCTTACCGATGATTGTGTTCTTCGTTCTATAGCGCCACGCTGTTGAAAATTATCAGGATAACCCAGAGCGATTAGCCAGTTATATATTTCCTCAAAGTTCTTCATGTCTTCATCAACACGAAACGTCAAATCTAAACGACCAAACGTCAACTTATCTCCAGGAACAGGTAACTTGATAAATGGGTTATCTACCGAAGATGTTTCGCCCAATGTAATATCGGGTATAGTTGCTGACGTGCAGAAGTAGTTTACATGCGGTAAACGCTTACACGAAAATCTAAACCCAATAGGGGATAAGAAACTTTTATTGTCAGGTTGTATCGCCATATGTTTATCCTATTAATTCGAGCATCCTTGCTCGATGATACTACTATTTATTCGTTAGCTGATGTTGCCTTTTCACTAACATCTTTTACTACACCAGATACTGTATCGAGAGCACCAGTGGTAATATCAGTGACATCTTTAGTCACACCGCCTACAATTGCCTTTCCGCTTTCGTAAACAGTATCTATTGACGCACATGCGACCATAGATGTCATAATGAATAAAATGCTTAGTATGCGCATAATCCTTCCCCTTATTGAAATATATTAAAGAAAGTCATGGCCAATACATTAACCAGCATAGCACCACCGCATCGCTATGACGTCGATCGACATTTAACTCGGCTAACATTATTGTCAGCCGTTCTATTTATAAGCAAAAAAAAGAGGCTCACTAGGAGCCTCTTCAAAACGTCTGTTAAAACAGATCTTGTTTTTATTGCTTACATAAGGTTAGCAACTGTCACACGACGGTAGTAGATGTTCTTGTCGTTAGCAGCAGTACCAACAATACCAGCACCTTCGCTAGTAGCGAATGGGTTAGCAACCATACCGTAGCGAGTCTTAAAGCCAATTTTTGGCTGGAAAGTATTCTCACCAACAGCACGTACCATTTGTAGAGGCACATATGGGCAGTAGAACAAGCCAGCGTCAAAGGCAGAAGTACCTTTGTAGCCAAGAGTGTAGTAGTTGCCAGTAGTGTAAGGATCGATGTATACTTTGATACGACCGTTCAGTACGCCAGCAAAAGTGTTACCAGCATCATCTACTTGTAGGTTATTGCTAAGAGCAGGAGTGTAATCAAGTACGCCAGCCATGTTCAAAGCAGAAGCAACGTCAGATGAACAGATCATCACGTTACCTTTACCACGACGAGTGTCTTTAGCGATCTTGTTAGCATCACGCTCGATTTGGAAAATCAAACCTTTGAACTTCTCAACAGACCAGCGACCGTTTGAGTCAGTGTCTAGATCGAAAGTACCAGCAGTAGTAGTATCAGTAGCAGCACCAGCGGTAGCAGTGATGTTGATAGTACGAATTACTTCACGGTTGATTTCAGCAAGGATTTCTGAAGACAAGATATTGCTTAGTTCTTGTTCAGCGTCTAAGCCGTGGATAGCTTTCAAGTCTTGAGCAAGTTCCATAGTGTACTCAGCTTTCAGCGCACGGCTTACAGCAGTTACAGAAACTTTATCAATTGAGAATGCCATTTCGTTGAAGCCATTAGTAGAAGCATCGCCTAGAGCTTCAGCAGCACCAGTGTCCATACCAGTAGATACTGTGTAAGTACCAGAAGGATCAGTACCACTAGCTTCACCAGATGCACGACCGTCAGCACCGTTTCCGATTGTTAATTCAGAAGCAGTGTTACCAGCTGCACTACCAGAGAAAGTAGTATTGATAGTGTCGAATAGAGCTTCGTCACCAGTTTGGCTATCATAGCGTGATTTCATCGCAAAGATAAGACCAGTTGGACCAGTCATTGGCTGAACGCCACATACATCATATGCGATAAGGTTTGGCATAGAACGACGTACAAGGCTGATCAATACTGGATCAAAATTGTCTACGTTATCGCCAGTTGCGTTAGCTGGAGCTGCCTCACCTAGAAGTGATGGACGGAATGCGCCACCGCTTTGTGATGCTTGCTCAGCTGCATTACGTTCTTGGTTTTCTAACAATGTGGCTACTGTTGAACGCTTATGAGCATCAGTAATCTCAGGGAGATCAGCGTGCTCCAATACAGGTTGCCACTTCTTTTGAAGTTCGTCAGTTTGATACATTTTAGGTTCTCCTTAAATAAGACCTTTTTATTATTACAGTTTATTTATAATATGTTACTTTTTAATGCTTTTCGAAATGGCATTCAAGTATGCATTCATGCTGGGATCAACAGCAGTAGCCTCTTCAGCTAACTCAAGAGGTTCATCTTCATCGATTACTACTTCTTCAGAAACAACTTCTTCCTTAGGGAAGTAGCTTTCCTTTAGAGTTTCAAGTTTAGCAGCATAAGAATCAGCGTCTTCAAACTCAACGCCTTCAGCTAGTGACTGCAACTTTGCAGCTTGAGACTCAGTAATACCTTCACAAGCAGCAGATAGAATAGCAGATTGCTTAGACTCTACCAACTCCTTACGAAGCTCGATGTTTCTTTCCATTTCTTCATTGATTGAAGATTCAAGCTCGGTCACCTTAGAAGCTAACTCGTCTACCAAGTCAACTTTCTCTTCTGGGATGTCGATATAGTTTTCTTCAAACAGACCACGTAGTCCAGTCATGAAGTTCTCAACAATCTCAGAACGGATACCTTGCTCAACAGCTAATTCGTTTTCTTTCATCCACTCTTCAGCAACGTACTCAAGATATGAGTCTACTTGCTCAGAGAGTTTCTCAGCGATTTGAACTTTCTCAGCTTCAAGTTCGCTTTCAAAGTCAACAGTAACTGTTTCTAGGATTTCGTTTACTTTTGAAACTATAGCAGCTTCAAAAATAGTAGTGGCTTTAGAAGTGAACTCTTCAGAAAGTTCCTCACCGCTAAACATTGCTTGAACATCTTCAGCAACAGAAACGTCTTCAGAAGAGATCTGACGAATTTCCTTAATTGACTGAGTTTCTTCAGCAACTTCTTCAGCAGGCTCGAACCCTTCAACAGCTAATGCGCTCATAACGTCACCGTATGATGCAGCAAGTTCGTCTTTCTTCTTACCCTTAACTGCGTCGAGCATAGCGTTGATCATGCCAGACTTAGTCTTGGGTACAGGTGCTTGTTTTGGTGCGGATTTCTTGACAGTAGAAGCAACTTCATCAGCTGCAGCATCACCATCAACTTCTTTCTCCGCAGTAGCTTCAACGACTTCTTGCTCTTCAGCAATAGTTTCGTCTAGCTCTTTTAAGTCTTGATCAGACATCGGATATCTCCTGTACAAATTAATTGGTTAACACGTGTATTTATAAAAACTTACAATTTAGAAACGAAATCTTCAAAAACTCGCAGTTTAGCTTCTTCAAGATCTTTCGACGAGGCTTTTTTAATTTCGCTCTGATAATCGGCTATGGTAGCTTCACGGATAATTCCATTTTCCCATACCCACTCTTTGCCTTCCATGATACCTTGAACAAATGCATCTGGAGCAGATGGGTCTGCTACAATATCAGCTGCAGTCGCAAGGTAAAAGTCGTTTTGCACTTCTGCTACGCCTTTCCCATTCGGTTTAACTGTACCCATACCACGTGAAGATACACCTAATTGCGCACCCTCATCCATTAGCGACTTAACAATCGCACCGTATGGTGTTTCAGTCATAATCTTAGCACGTCCCATAAAGTTTGAGCCATCACGCTTCAAATCTGTAATCATATGAGATACACGCTCTAAATTAATAGTTGGACCTTGCGGGTGACCAAGCTCACCATACGCACGGTTCTTTTCTACATATTCTTTATTATATCTAGCGATTTCTTTATCAAGAACTTCTGCGGGATATACTCGACCATTTCTATTCTTGATATCGCCTTGCAGGAAAACGCCCTCGATGAAATAGGACTTACCGCCCTTTTCGTCTTTCGCTTCAGTCAGATAATTAATATCTTCATTTACTTCGCAGATTAGTTTCATCTTAGTTTCCTTATTTCTTTTTTTTATTCAGCAGGTGGCGTTACTTCTCTAATGCCCCTAACTTGTAGCCCAGTGTGGTCAGGAGAGCTACTGCCCAACCTTACAGAATCAAACTGATCAAATTTAAAATAAATCTTATCATTTGGTCTAAGCCAAACGTCAATATTTCCATCAGCGTTAGTTTCTGCTACCATCCAACAATCAGATTCTGTATTTGTATTCCATACTTCAACAGCTTGAGATAATTCAACATCATTAGCTGTGGTTGTTAAATTTATAACGTCAGTACAATACTCAAACGGTTCCCCAGGAGACCAACTCATTATATAACCCTAAATTTAAAATCCAGTTCTAGCGATCGGGGTAGCTTTAAAAGTATTTGCCCCACGTAAACCCTGTCCAGGTTCCAAAGTCAAAGTTATAACTTCGTTTGCTACCATAGTAAGAACAGCAAAGTCACCAGAGTCAGCAGCATTTCTGATAGTTACATCACCCGCAGCACCAGCAACTAAACGAACTGCTTGATCGTCTTTAACTTTGGTTTCGCCAGTAGCAAGCGCAACTGTAGCACCGAGTACTTTCATTATTTGCCTCCAAACGCAACATCTAATAGTTGGAACATACCCTCAGGCGATTTCTCCAACATTTTCTCAGCCTTTGATTTATTAGCAGGCTTGAGTTTCTTTAACATATTTAGCAACGCTGAAGCAGTGGTCATATCGATCTCTTCGCTTTTACCGTTACCAAACTTAACTTTTTTCGCAGCCTTGCCCTTAGAAATAGCAGTAAGCTGGTCAACTACTTTACCCTCAGATAACTCGGACTCCTCATCCTCGTCGTCATCTTCAGGGCATTCGCAATCTTCATCCTTACCCTCACACTCTGGGCAAGTTTCTTCTTTCTTAGCTTTGCCTTCAGTAATTTCAGCACGGTCACCATCAAACTGGTGGTCGCCAGCTACAGGGTGCTTAGTTACAGTCATCTTATGCTTCTCAACAAAATCTTTTTCGCCTTTAGCTTTAGGCGCTAGTTCTTTTTCTGGAGTTTCTCCAGCGACTTTGCTCAAATCAGCAGCAGTGTTTTCTTCGGCAACGAATGCTTTAAATCTTTTGATAGCCATTGCTATTCCTCTGTCGTAGTTTCTACTTCTTCTGGTTCATCTTGAGACATAAAACTAGCTTGAACGTCAAACCGCTTTACGTCTACAGCATCTCTTACTTTATCCATTAACAAATCATTGATAGCACTTTTGAAACCATTAACATCTCCATCAGCAGCCAGATTAACAGCATCCATAGATGTAACAGTAACTTCTTCTTGCTCGCTCATAATAATCTCCAAATATTATTTATAACTAAAAGTCAGTATCATCGTCTTCGCCATTATCTT